AAGAGTCTTATTGAGATTGATATGGCCAGCGTTGCTCTGTGCCGTGTTCGCTATCCTGAAATGGTGCAAGGTCATCACCTGGTCTTGGTGGTGGGTGTTTTCGCCATTATGGATGCTTGCGGCCTTCTGGGCTGCCCTGATCATCATCGTTTCCATCTTTGGTTGGATTTATAACCGTAAAAATTAGAGTATTATGGCAAACTGCGAAAAACTCATTCCCATCATCATCCGCTGGGAAACAGGCGTGACAGGTGAGGGCCTATCAAACAAAGAACTGTTTGAGAAGGCCAGAAAAAAAGGTTATGGCAACGACCCGATTGACACGGGCGGCCCTACAATGGTCGGGGTTATCCTTTCCACCTATAAAACCTACTGCAAGGAGAAAGGGAAACCCGTACCGACGGTGAAGGACCTGAAAGCCATGCCTTACGAAGAATGGTTTGAAATCTTCAAGACCCGCTTTTGGGATAAGATGAAAGCCGACCAAATCAGGAACCAGAGTATCGCAAACCTTTGCGTGAACACCATTTGGGGAAGTGGCCCTGGTTACATCAAAACCATTCAGCAGGTGGTTGGGGTGACTCCTGACGGCATGGTTGGCCCCGTGACCCTGCAAGCCATCAATACGGCAGACCAACGGGAACTATTCAACCGCCTTTGGTCGCGCCGCAAGAAATTCTTTGTTGACCTCGTGGATAACAGCGTGAAGGAATACGAGCGTAAACTGGGAAGGAAAGCCACGGAAAGAGAATTGCTGAAGTACACACAGAAGCGATTCCTCAAAGGCTGGCTCAATAGGTTGAACTCATTTGATTTTGAGGAATGATGAGAAAATATTTTCTGTTCATAATGATTTTGAGTTTTGGGCTTCTCTGGGGTTGCCGTGGACAACGGCAGATGGAAACTACACAAACGCAGCAGCAAACCTCGGAGATAGGCGTGGAGTTCCACGACCTGCAAAGGTTTTGGAACTCCATGGCCGAAAAGCTTAATTTCAAGATTGAGTTTTACCCTGCTGAAGGAGGCCTTGGACAGCCCACCACGGACAACTGCGTCCCCATCGATCCGAATGCCGCCAGTGTTCCACCTGCGCTCCCATCAGGAAGCACAGTTGGCGGCATTGGGTCGCTGAAAAGCTTGGAGTTCAGCAGCGAGAGATTCGCCACTGACTCCTCGTTTGCGCAAACCGACAGCATAGCGGACTTTAAATCCGACTCGGCTTCGGAGGCACACACTGAAAAAGCCTCGGAGGTACGACAGGACAACGGCACATGGACAATCCTGGCCGTTGTCGCTGCCGTGGTTATCATCGTGCTTGTATTGATCGTGATAAAGAAATTCTTCAAGAAATGATGAGATGGTTGCAGATAGGTAGAGATGTGGTGGTGCTATCGTATGAGGAACACGATGGCAAGATTACGCCTGGCCGCCTTCAAGTGCTGCCGGTTGGAGTATGGAATAACATATTAAAACGTCAAAATAATGGACAGATACATTAAACCAAACGATGACCGCTACCAATACTTGGTAGTTACCACCCTCAATGGCTACTCGATTGAGGTGCTGGTAGTATCGACAGAAGCCCTTGCCGCCATAACGCCATCGGTGGCCGCACAATTACACATTAAACTGCCTGAAACATTCCGGCTCCAAAGCTGCGCCAAAGAGGATGCCGAAAAGCAGCTTGACGAACTGGCCGCGCTCAATGGGTGGGTACCCATCGAATAACACATTTTTTTTCATAATCTTTATATTGTTTTTCCTCTCCAATTCGCCCGAGTTGGAGAGGTTTTTTCTTTCCAAACCTGCAAGAATTGGATAGTTTTGGAAAGAATTTCAAGTTTTTTGGAAAAAAATGCACTTTTTTTGAAAAAAAATAGAAAAAAGTGTTGTTAGTACGAATATTTGTATTATCTTTGCATCGTCTTAATCAATCAAACATAACAACAATGAAAACAGTAAAAGTAGAACTAACAGAAAAAGAAAACGACTTGATTCAAGCCATCAGAAACTACAGAAAGAGTTACATCTACGCAAGTCCCGAAATGGTTTTCTACATCGAGAAACTCTTCACAGAACTGATGGACGGAGAAGAATGACAAACCAAAGGGTTCCGCCGAAAGGCGGAACCCACTCAAAAACAATAGAATTATGGCAACAATGACATTGAAAGAGACCCAGCAGGGCACGATGAAGAAACAATTGGAAGACATTTTGATTAGCATTTCCTGGCGCGACCTCGCCATGCGCTACTTCGAGAAATCGGGGTCGTGGCTATACCACAAACTTGATGGCGTTGATGGGAATAAGAAACCCACCGAGTTCAGTATGGAGGAACGCTATCAACTGAAAGGCGCATTGGTGGACTTGGCCGACCGCATCCGCCGTGCCGCTGATACGATACAATAAGCCTACGGCCGTTATGTGCCGTTGATTAAGACAGAAGTCGCCGTCTGGGCTTGCGGCGCAGAATAGCCTATGCTTCGGCATGGGCTTTTTCTTTTTCGTGACCTCACGAAAATGGTCTTATGTTACTTTTTGGGCAAAAAGGTAACTTGATAGGATCCTTATGTTACTTTTCGAGCAAAAATGTAACTTGACGGCGTGAAATCCCTATCTTTGCGGCCTAATTCAAATTACAATCATTATGAAAAAAGCGTTGTTATTTATTGCGTTGGTAACCATGATTATGGTTGGCCACGCTCAGAAACCACTCACTTACGACTATGTTATCCAGAAGGAAGGCGCCACAGCCGACCAAATCTACACGGCACTCGTGGACTGGATTGCCACCAACTTCAAGGCTGTTGACGGCGACTTCTACCGTGACAAAGAGGAAAAAATGATCACCAAAGATGTGATGTTTGATTTCTCGACTAGCAGGTTGGCTTTACTATGCTATTGCGGCAAAATCACATACAAACTGAAATTCCAATGTCGCGATGGCAGGTTTAAGATGGAGATGACCAATTTCAGCCATGATGTCAAGCCAGGAAACAGCCAGTCATGCATTCTTGGGCTGATATATGATCAGCCTCAAAGAATCCACAATGGCTCTTATGATGAAAGTGCTTGGGAGAAAATCAAGGAGGCTTGCGATGAAGAGGCAGCCAGGTTAAAAAGCACTTTGGAGGCTTTGACCATCAACCCTGCAAATGATGATTGGTGAGGAAATTTGAGGAAATAATGTGATTTTTTCCTCTAAAACGCTTGCAGATTAGAAATTTATCTATATTTGCAGCGTCATACGAGAGGGATAGACCTCTAAGCAGGGGCAGCTTCGATAGCCCAGAATACAGCCGAGGGCTTTTTTAATGCCCAAAACTATAGACCTTTGCGGTCGCCTTTCGTGAGATTTTGCCCCTTCGGAGGCCTCTCGTATGACAGCGAAACGGCGGCCGCTTTCTTTTTGCTGCCCAATACAAACTCTTAAATGTCATACGATATGAAACAACAACAGACGACAGCCGGAAAGACGGCACAAAGAACACTGGTAATCTTCCGTGATTGCCATTCCAAAAACAACATCGTAGTCGTAGCCAATAGCGACCGTGAGGAAGAGAAAATCAGGCTTCGCGCCATGAGTAAAGGTTTCCTCGTTGCTTTACGCAAGCCCCGTGAACTTGGACAAATCTTGGACACAACTCGGACAACACAACCATCGGCGCATACATGGCGTAAGCCTTCAGCACTTGCGGAACGCCCGCGTACACGCCTTGGCGGTGCCTTCAACCTTGCACTTACCTCATTGGCCATGGAAGGAGGTGCGTTATGACACAGACTGAAATAACCACTCGCCTTGCAGAACTGGCAGCGAAAATGAAGACCCACGAAGAAGATATGGCAGCCACACGCAAAGAAACCGAACAGCTTATGCGTGATATAATGGAAGATTCAGGCAATGAGTAACACACGCTACTACACCAAGGATGAGATTGTCGACTTCAAGGCTTCGGTCGGCATTAAGCTGAAAGGCGAATACAGCAACCGGCTGGAATTCGATGACGGCACAGTCTATGCCTTCGATATCATTACCCACCGTTATTACTTTTGCGATTGCAATTGGATTTAAGCAATAACTTTTCGATTGCCCGTAAAGACCTCGCACCTGGTGCGGGGTCTTTTTTTTTGTCACTTGCTTGCGAAGGTGGGGTCATATTTTTGCCATAAACCAAAAACCAAAGCAATGATTGAAGAAATGACAGCTGGCGATACTTTACCTATCGTTTACAAGCACAAAATAAATGATGAGCTTGTTAACCTGCCCGAAGGCTATGACTTAATGTTCGGCCTGCGTCAGGAAAACGGTTCTTCCGTTGTTACTTACAGTTATCAAAGCGGAGAAATCGAAAATCCTGATCCAGGAGTTTACAGAAAGCGTCTCGACCATAAATTCTCACAATCACTTTCGGGAACAATCGTCATCGAAATGGTGATTTATAGCCGCGATGGCTCTTTTGTGCAACATTGCGGTAGCCCCATGAAGGTGAAAGTCTTGCCAAGCTTCATGAACGAACACCTGGATATTGAATGACCGACTGCATCGAAATAGAAACCAACCCGTGGCAGTCGGAGATAGAGATAGGCGAAGACATAGATCTGGAAATGTCTATTGAGGCAGGCTCCAGCGTCGAAGTGGAAGCCGAGCTATCCGATGAGTCAGAAACGCACCTGTTATTGGGCGACATCGTAGAGGAATCCTTAGCCGATGAAACGGAATACGACTTCGGCATGGAGTTCTCCAACGCGGAAAGAGCCTATGTCTATGTCGGTCCAGAACTGCCCAGTGTGGATGCTGAATGGAGCACTGATGCCTGGTTCCGTGAAGATGGCTGGTTTGACAGTGAAGGATGGTAAGAACATTGAAAACAAAGTGATATGGCTAAAAAAGTAATCATTAAAGGAAGATTTCTGCTGCTAAGTCTCACAGACCCTTGGGGCGGAACAAACGATACTGACCACGACATTATCCCTTATTCTGAACGAGGGGCAAATACAGTAGTACACCCTGGCGAAGAATGGGGCATGAACAGGGGAGAGGTGGAACGTTTCAATAAACTGCATTTCGGCACGAAAAAGATAGGACGCCTCTATGTGACCCCACGCAAGCAGACCGACAACTTCTACCATGTTTGGGGCTTCGCCACCGAAGCTGACCGCGACACATACCTTGCAGCCGTGGCCGCATTGCAGCCCGGACAAAGCCTCGATGAAGAGACGGCAGCCCTGCTATTGTCCGATGAAGCCATCCCAATCAACGAGGAACAGGGCACGACCTATGCGGCCCGCCTGACCTTGCTTGACATCAGCGGCGAGGAACCCGCCACGCTTGACCCGACACTGCCCATCGTATCAGTCACAAGGTCATATAATATAGGTGTCCGTTTCTGCGGCATCCAGAACGATAACGGCGAGACCAGCAATGCCGGTGAAGCTGGTACATTGACCGTGCAAAGAAGCACGGACGGTACCAACTGGACTACGGTGGGCGCGATGCAGCTCATATCCCTCAATGTGGACTCGAACGCCTACATCGTTCTCGACCTTGGCCAATGGTTCACCACGACCAACCCGCAACAGTTCCGTTTGCGTGTGTCGTTCACCAAGAGAGACGATGACGGCAACGAGATAGCCACCGCGCAAAGCGCATGGCAGGTGATATCGGATGTGACCTACACCCAACTTGCAGTGCGTAACATGCAAGACTGGACGCGCCCGATACAAGCCTCTGAAGGAGTGTTCCCGCTTCGCTTCGCCGTGACTGGTACCGTAAGGAAATGGCTGCATGTGACCATCAGCGGCTCCTTGGGAACCTATACCCATGTGGAGGAGATTTCGGCGGCCACGGAGTTCCCAGCCACCAATCCACGCACATGGACCGAACAGGAGAAAAACAACATCGGCATCCTGACCCACGGCATCCATACCGTGACGGCATGGCTGACCTGCGACGACGGCAGCGGCCACCTCGGGACTGACGGATACCCCGACGGGCTTTCCTCTGAAGTGGTGGTGAACCGCTTTATGGTGGTGAACACAGAAACGCAAGGCACCGACCTCACAAAGCCCTATCTGATGCTCCAGCAGACACTGACCACGGTGCAGAACTATGTTCGCGCCGTGCTGACCCATTATGCCGTGTGGGTGCCTGACCCAGAGAACCCAACGGCGGCCAGCAGTGTTCCGTTGCCCATCTCCATCCGTTTGACCGACTCAGCGGAGAACGACACCGACTACACGACAGAATATGTCCGCAATGAGTTGTCAGTTTTGAGCGGCGTGGATTACGCCCTCGATACCACCGTTGAGATAGAGAGCGACGGCAGCAGCCAGCAAATCAATGAATACCTGGCTTACCTGCGTTTCTTCCGCTATGGCGCAAACGATGAGGTCATCAACTTCATGCGTGAGAGCGTACAGGCCATGCGCTTTATCACCATCACCGTTGACAACTCCAAGGATTTTTCACCGGTTGCCGGAGCGTGGTTCTCGTTGTCGCCTCGTACCCGAAACAACAGCGAGACCAACAAGTTCACCATCATCAACCATGTCACAGGGCAACCAGTACCTGCCACCTTCAGGGGCTTTGGAGGCATCAACGACCTTTGGACCGAGGATGAGAACGGCCAAAAGGTGTTGCGCGTCCTGGCAGGGGAAGAACTGGAAATAGAAATCGATCCTTGGGGCCACTTCGCCAACGACGCACGATCCTCGATGTCGGCAGAGATCGACTATGCCGTGCATAACATCACGGCTGAAGACCAACCTGTGATTGACATCACACAGGAGGTTGGCGGGGACATCATGGGGCTGCGGATGCTGCCTTTGGAAGGTACGGTGAAGTGTGTTGGACGACAGGCCACCAACGACCAGGACTTCGGCTGGGGCGAAGACAAACGCACCCACATGGTGACGACCGTTGACCCAGCCGTCATCGCCAAGGCCGATGACGAGCTGACTTGGCAGCAAACCTTGAACGGTGCGCCAAGCCTGCCTTTGTCGTTGGCCAAGGTCTATATCAACGGCGACCCGCAAAGAGAGCTGGACTACACGCCATCCGCTGGCGTATGGGTGAGCGGCAACGGCCACACCATAAAGATAGGCAATCCCAACGCCGACATCGATATATACGGCATCAAGCTGTACCGTTTCGCCCTGTCGGCAGAGCAAGTGCGACAAAACCGAAAAGCCGCATTGCCTACGGCAGAAGAAAAGGTCGAGTTTGAGAACCGAAATGCCATCACCACCAATGGCCGTATCGACTATGACAAGGCCAAGACCAAGGGCTTCCGTTGCCTTACCTTGGTAGGTCAGGACCAATACAAGCTGAACCAGTCCAAAGACCCGGGCTATCCCTGCTATTGGCGTATTGATCATGACAACCCAGCACTGAGCGGCACCATCGGCAAGGCTGCCTATCTCGCATACATGGCCGATGCCTTAAATGGTAAGAAATGCCTGATGGTTACGCCACAAGGCTCCACGGCCAACACCTATTGGGACAACAACGAGCAAACCAAGGTGGACAAAATCACCTTTGTTATCAACATTCCTTTCTCGAAAGTCCATGCCGACTTTGGATGGAAAGCCGCCATGAGCACCGGAGATGGCTGCACCAACCCCATGTATCTCGATGGTGAGCGCATTGAAGGTACGAGCTACGCCGACCTTACTGACGAACAAAAGGCCAGAGTGACCATTGATGTGGTGGATGGCTGGTTTGACGGCAACGGCTGGAGTGAGAATGTGGGTGAAATGGGCATGTACCATGGCCAATTCTATACCACCACCGTAGGCGGTCCAAAATGCCAGAAGCTGGTAAACAAGATCAACTACGCTTCACCGATGCAAAGCCACAAGATGGGCGCGACCCGCCTCTACAATGACATCATGAAGGCATTGTGCGGTGATGAAATCCATCTCCATCGTGACAACCCGACTGTCCGTTTCTCGGTGTGTGAAGAAAGTTTCTTGTTCTTCACAGAGCATCCTCAGGACAACGGCAAGGTGGAGTTCCGTGGTATGTGTACATTCGGTAACGGCAAGTTTGACAAAGAGGTGTTCGGCTACAAGGCCAACAAGAACACCTTCGGCTTTGAGGGCTTGAACAATAACCTTCCGTTGTGCGACTTCCGTGTGCCGGCAGATGAGAAAGTGACCTACAGCCCCGATGATGAAGCCTGGTGCTACAACGGAGTGAAGTCATTCGAGTATGGCATGGGTAAGACGCAGGTCATCAACGGCAAGGAATACCCGATTGAGCACAACGACAATGTTTTCCGCCGCTATGTGAACTTCATCTATACGCATACGCCGAGGCTTAAGTACCACAATGGCACCCTTGAATCCTTCCTTTCGGCATACGAAGCCCTTGTAAGCGCGGCACAGACCGACGATGCCGCCGCCGTTGAACTTGCCGAAATGCAAAAGTGGCAATGGTGGGCAACGCAAGGAAACGATGCCTTCCACCTTGTGCGCTATGACTACACCACCGAATCATGGGTGGATGCCGGCACTTGGGATCAAGAGAACCTTGCCTATAATGCCGGTGTGCGTGACCTGAGCACCAATCCGATGACTGCATCGGCTTACGCCGCATGGCAGGTAGGGCCCGACTTCGGCGACTGGGCAGCCTTGAACAAAGCCTTCAAGACTGCCGTGGCCATGCATGTCATCGACCACTTGGGCAGTGTGGCCGTGGTGAGCAACCACCTTGGCCACTACAATGTGGTTAACTTCATGGAGGCTGGTACCGACAACTGCTCCAAGAACCTCTACTACCAATACGACCCTGACACAGGATTGATCTTCCTTGACCAAGACGACCTCGATAGTATCAAGAAAACCGACAACAACGGTAGGCAGACGAAGAAATACTTCCTCGACCGCATCCATGATGTGGCCGACTACGAGGCGGGCTACAAGCCGCAAATCGACTACGAAGGCCGCGCCAGTGCACTCTTCGACATGATAGAAGAGGCTTACGAGAATGCAAGTGACGGTCTGCGCCAGAACATGCGCCGTGTGCTGACCATCATGGCTGGTCTTGTCGGCGCCAACGAAGGCTTTGACCAGAGCGTTATGGGCTGCATCGACAAATACTTTTTTTCGATCCAAGAATATTTCCCAGAAGTGGCCTATGCCGAACAAGCCCGACTCCGCTACGAGTGGCCGAAGTCGTTTGGCTATATCTCCTTCGGCAACCAGGCACGCGGCATAGACCCCATCACTCAGCAGGTGGGAAGCCAACTCGAAAACGAACGCCAGTACATGAAACGCCGCATGGCACTCATAGCGAGCTATGCCTGTTGGGGCGACTTCTCGTCAGGCGTAAATGCGGGTGTTGTTGGTCTGTCCGACAGTGGTAGCAGCCTTTCCATCTCCCCGGGTAGCGGCCATATCGGAGGCGAATACAAGTTCAAGGTAGTGCCCCATCAGTGGCTCTATCCCACGGGTATGGTTGACCGTACCGCCGTGGATCCGCATGTGCGCGTCGCTCCTGGCGAGGAATACGAGTTCAAGGTAGCCAATGCAGGTGATATCAGTGGCGATAGTTCTGTCGGCCTTGCCGCATTGAACTATTACCGCAAGATTGGCAATGTCGGCAATATGGTGGTCGGCAACAATACGCTTTCGGTCAACGCGAAGCGCCTGACCGAGTTTATTGCCGAACCTGACAATCCCGAAGCGGGACAATTTGCACCAGGCAATATCGCCCTGACTACACCCAACCTGAAGAAACTTTCCCTGAAAGGATGCCAAACCATAGCGGGAAGCAAGGACTATTCCTCGCTGACGCGAATAGAGGAAATTGATCTCAGAGGAACGAATATCACAAGTGTCGTACTGCCGAACAGCCAATTGATAGAAACGCTTCAACTTCCGGCAACGATGACATCCGTGTCTCTTACGGCCCAGCCAAACCTATCCACATTCACCATGGAAGGCTATGCCGCATTGGAGAGCCTGATTGTGACAGGTAGCCCGCTGGTGGCCACACAAGCAATCGTGATGGCCATCTATGAGGCGCAACAAGAAACGCAGGTATTTACTACCTTGACATTGAAAGACATTCAATGGGCAAACCTGCCAGTTGGCATCCTTTCATGGATGGCCGACCTTCAGCATATCACCGTCAACGGCACAATCGGAATCTTTGAGGACAACCCTACAACCAATGCCGTCACTTTCGACTTGAAGGAAAAGTTCAACCGCAAGTGGGGCAACGTGGACAATTCCGACAGCAACGAACACCAAGGGCTTCTTTTGTCTTACCGCCCGCGCCGTTTGGAATCGGCCAGCGTAAAAGGCAACTTCTACACCGAAAGCGGGACACAATTCCCATTCACCATCGAGCCAAACTCATCCTATGTGAACGCCTTCACGAAGATTCGATGGTCAATGAGCGGTTTGCAATACTCACAGGCATCCATCGACCCAGTGACCGGCTTACTGACCGTGGAAAGCCTATCAAACCTCGTTGACACTGCCACGATAACCGCGATGATAACCACCTATTACGAGGGAGTGGAAAGCGCAATGGTGGTGTCGAAGGATGTGCAAATCTACAACAGAAAAGCCCAGTTGGGAGATTATGTCTACCACGATGGCACATATTCCTCGCCTGACACATATACAGGCGAAAAGTATGTGATTGGCCATTGTTGCTACCTTGCACCGGTTGACAACAACGGCGACATTGTGGCCGAGCTCTTCCATCCTGAAGACAAGCAAAAGCGCCTCATGGTGGCAAGGTCGAATGTTTCCGCAACTGGAAGCACGGAAAGCGGTGGCCTTACCTACAGCTCATGGCAATGGGGAGCATACAGAAATACAAGCTTAGGCGCAGCCGACTACGCATCATATTGTATTCACGACTTGGTTCCACAAGAGGGAAACAACTTTTACCATGCACTGAAATGCCCCGAGGCAAACTTGGACGGTACAACCTTCTACAACATTCCGACTATTGTAGACATCACAGGCAGCACCTTCTATATCACAGACGCAAACATGCGTGACGAGTTAAGCACACTTGGCGTGCAAAACCACGGCTTCAAGCCCTTCCCATACAATGTCCACTACGGTGATGGCGTGGGAGGCGGCAACGTGCCAGGCAGCGAGTTCTTTGACGGCAACATTGGTGCGCGTACTCTAACGGAAGCACTGGCCACATTGGCGGGTAATGGTTATAGTAAAGGTGACATTGTCAACAGCGGCTATGCAAAAACGTTGAAAATCATCGAACACCGAAACAAGATTCTGAATAACGGTGTGGTGATGATACCCGCAAATGATGAATTAGGCACTCCTGAAGACCGTCTCGGCCCTCTCGAGATACCACACGCCACAAGCAGTCAGACAGAACTTCAGAACCTCGTTAGCCTGATGGGCAACTTGCGGCAATACATGGCCAGCCATTTCTCCGAAACGAATGTGGCCAAGTGGACGCAGCTCTACTATCCCGCTGCATCGGCGGCCTACGCCTACCAGCCTTCGGTGCCTTCAAACTTTGTCCTTGCGGACAAGTTCAAGGCCCACAACTGGTTCTTACCGCCTGAAGGCATCCTTGACAGGATACACTGGTATCTGAAGAAAGGTGCTGATTCTGAACTAAATATATTTAGAAAAGCGTTGGCGGCAGGTCTATTTGTTAATTTTTCTTCGTCCTACTACTGGAGTTCCACGGAGTACAGTGGTACTGGCGCCTGGCTCGTCTACTTCGGCGGCACGGGCTCCAGCACCTTCAGCAAGTACTACAGCTATTATGTGAGGGCGGTGGCGGCATTTTGAGGCTTATAGGCGCGGCTTTGACGCCGCGCCGTTGTCGGACAGGCAAACACAATAAAACGGCCGTAAGGCCGTTTTTTATGGCAAAAGCAAGACAATGCAGCTAAATCAAACTTCCATATACAGGGGCCTTGAACTTTTGATGGACTGGTACTTGCCAATAGGCGTGAAAATGCCAAAGGTGAGTGCGCTCGAGAACTTGGGCGATTTCTTCCAAGACAATCTGATGGAGGCAATGACAACGTTTGCCATAGCTTGGGAAACGGATGACGCGGGAGCGAAACTCGAATTGATCAATACGCTGATATGGCACATGGCATTGTGCAATACGGCTATCGGGAACCTCTACAGGTTCTCGTCAAGGAAAGACCAGACTGTCCGCGTCATCAGCCAAACTCAGTATGCCAACTATCTTGAGAGAATCAACGACTTGAAAAGTCAGATAGGAGGTTGGAAAAGAAAGACGGCATCAAAAACCTGAAATGACCAAGGTCATGACAGGCATCCTTTTCTATAAGTTAAATGGGCGTACCACAAACGGAATCAAACCGCTTGTTAATAAACGAATAGCGTACGCAATAGCTTCGTCCAACTACTGGAGTTCCACGGAGAACAGTGGTAATAACGCCTGGAACGTCAACTTCGGCGGCACGAACTCCAACAACAACAACAAGAACAACAGCAATTATGTGAGGGCGGTGGCGGCACTTGACGACGAAGAGAAGGCCTCTGTGATGGAAGCTTACGATGACTGCTGCCGTAACAAGATGGGCAGCCCCGACTGCATCGAATTCCGGCTTCATCCTGAAATGATCATTGTGTTGGCAGTCCACATCAAGATGCGTTGCTACCAGCCCGGGTTGTCGAAGACATTCATCGTGAAACGGCCAAAGCTTCGTGAGATCTTCGCCGCGTTCTTTCTCGACCGTATTGTTCAACACTGGATATACCTGCGCATCAATCCCTTGTTTGAGGAACGCTTCGTGTCCATGGGCAATGTGTCATACAACTGCCGGAAGGGATTCGGCACGCTTGCGGCCAGGCTACGACTGTACAACGACATGCACAAACACGGTTTTTCCTCCGACCTGTATATCGGCAAGTTCGACCTTTTCTCATGCTTCATGTCAACGGACAAGGAAGTGTTGTGGGCAAAGCTCGAAGAGTTCATCCCCGCCAATTACAAAGGCGACGACCTTGAAACCCTGATGTACCTGCTGAAGATAACCGTGTTCCACCGTCCGCAAGACCATTGCGAACGTCGCGGCGACCTCAGCCTTTGGGGAAGGTTGGCCAAGGAAAAGAGCCTTTTCTACTGCAATGGACTCCCCATCGGCAACATCACCACGCAAATCCTACTCAATTTCCTGCTGTCGTACTTCGATGAATGGATCTTGTGGCGTATCGCCACATTGGGATATGAGCATCCAGAGGAACACTACCTCCGCTTTGTGGATGACTTCCCGATTCACAGTATGCCTGTGGAGCATATCACGCTCCTTCATAGGGAATCGGCGGTATGGCTTTGGGAAAACCTTCACTTCAGGATGCACCCCGACAAGGTGTATATCCAACCGCAATTCCACGGCGTGAAGTACGTTGGCGGTGTGTTGTTGCCAGGAAGAATGTATGTCATCAATAGAACTGTGGCAGCCATGTATCTTCGCGTCAATTACACCGATACACTATGCCGCGTCATTGTCGAGAAAGGAGCGACAGAAACACGGCTGTCATTGCTGCAGCACTGCGTTTCGTCACTCAATTCCTATTCTGGGTTTTTAATTCATGGAAAGTCGTACAACATCCAAAAGAAATTATTCCTATCTTTGACTTGGTTTTGGAAGGTGTGTTACACAAAAGGAAACCTTAATGTGGTAGTGATTAAAAAGCAATACAAACTTTCAAATTATCTCATCCATGAACAAGAACTACAGTGTAGAATTACCGACTCTTTTCGTCCAAGACACAGGGAGTCCTTCCCGGACGATAAATTTCTGCGTCGAGCCAGTCTCTGGTAGCGATGAAGGCTACAACTATTCCTATTATTCCGTTTCAGTTCCTATGGTGCATTGGAACTATGACGGCATAGTGAATGCCATCGTGACCGCTGATTATCCAGCAGACAGGATGCAAGCCATCCAAAACAATTTCCTGAAGTCGTTGAGAGGTGATGCCGGAGCAAAAGGAGAAGACTATCTCCAAGAGTTCAACGACATGCAAGCATGGAGAGACTTGGCCAAGGCGACAGCACATGAAGTATTGGGTCAATGATTAGGGCGTCTCTCGCCTAAACTCGACCGCGCCATCCGCTCAGACATATTCGACTTGCAAGCGGCTGCGTCTCATACTCGCTTCTACCGCATGACGCACGCTCCGAGAGTGCCGCCATCGACAGCGGTAACTCCGTTCCACGAGCCGCCTCTGATGAGGTGACTAACGCTCCACTTCGACCGCCTTACGCTGCCGACACACTCTCCGCTTTCAAAGCCCGTCAGCCTGGTCGTAGAGTCGTGCCGACACAACAACCAGTCTGCCGCCGGTGTGAAGGATATGCCTCATTCGTCATAACCTGTACTGGCGTGCAGAACATGCCGCCTGAGTCAAAACCTTCACACCGTACAGGCCAAAGAGGAAGGAAACCCCGACAAGAAACCTTATCAGGTATCTTGCCGGGGTTTCCTGTTTTTTTTAACGCCTAATCGGCGGTCGTTCACGCTTCGCGAGGTTTTTTCAGCGGTGTTCACAGTTTCAGCACTTCCACTTCGGTATTCCCCATGAAATCATTCCGCATCTCTTTTTTTGCTGCAAAAGTAATTCGCCGATTTTCTGCACTGCAAGGTCAGGCTCTGTTTTCGTTGAAAAATCTCCATCCACAAGTGGTAGTATTTTTCCGAAAAACCTTGCGGTGCAAATCGGCATTCCTTTTTCGGGCAGCAAAAAGTTATACGGTGATTCCTGGGGGAATGAATTAAAAAAAATGCTGAAAGTGAACGAAATAATTAAAAAAAAGTTACCGGCTCAAACCAGAAAGAATAAATCTCAAAATCATAAAGCAATGAAGAAAATTTTTGTACTGAAAGACGGACAGACGAAAGTCCAAGATGTGAAAATGACTGAAAAACAAATTTCCGCCTATGTGGGAAAGGTTTTTGATTGCCTTTATAATATGGCCGAGAAATGGGACAACGAAGGAGGCAGCCGCCTAAATGATACCTACATCGGCATTTATAAGGCGATGACCCACGCCGAGCAAGTAAGCGAGGCCGAGACCGTAAACATGAAATTTGCATTTACCAAACCCGAACAATGCGCCATTTATATGGCTCTTTGCTGTGGCGCTTTCAATTGTTTGCACCTGCACGAATTGACCAACACCACGCCCGAAGCCGTGGCCATGCTCAAAGTATTAACCAGCCGCGAGGCGAGAAAAAGAGTTTTGGAGGGCTGAAAAATGATAGACGAGAGAAGGCAAAAAATGAAGACCCAAAAACGGGTGGATTATCGCGGTAAGACATCCAACGGCTATTTATACCACATCAATAAAGAGGGAGAGGTCGCCATCTACTGCAAGAAAGGCGAGTATTTCCAAAAAAGCAAGGAACTAAGAAAGGCAGTCCACGAAATACTTGACACATCCCGAGCGGCCAATTATTTCGTATGGCAATGGTATCAAGTACCGATTTTCAACAATTAAATAATTGAACTATGGAAGAATTAAACGACAAAGTAAAGGTTTTTTTCGTGGGTATTGACTATTGGAATAGTGCAACATTCCGCGAGGTATTGAACGAAGAAAATTATTATTGCGACATTTACAAAGTGTTTGACTACAACACCACCGAGGAAAAAATACTTGCTTGGTATTCGCTTGTAGGGACTGCGGCGATTGTCTATAAAGGGAATAGTTTCGATTCCGAACCATTGGGAAGCCGTGTAAATTTGGAGATAGTGACCCGAGAGGAAGCCGCCAAAATGGTGATGAACTACAGGAAGCAATAAGATTTAATCGTTTGATGGCGGTGGCAGTAATAGCCGCCGCCCTTCCTATTTTCAAAAATCGCCGCCTTCGGCGTCTGCTGGACTTGAAGGCGGCGATTTTTTTGTCACTAGTGCATAATTCGGGTAGGGTATTTTAGCAACAACCAAAAACCAGAAACCTACCAATGGCAAAGAATACTCAAGAAGCCGAAGTAATCGTAACACTTAACGGCACTGCGGCCAAGAAAGCCGTAGCTGAATTGGCTCAGGAATTTGACAGGCTTCAAAAAGAAGCCATCGAAGCGTACAAAGCTGGTAACGATGCCCTAGGCAAGAAACTTGATGCCCAGGCACAGAAGCTGTCAAAAGACATTGAGATAACACGGCGAGAAACGAAGAAATTCGCCGACATCATGAAAAACCTCAACGGTGCCAGCCTCAAAGAGTTGAATAGCGCTGCCAAGCAGTTGCGCTCTGAAATCAACAAACTTACACCAGGCACACAAGAGTTTATCGCCAAATCGAAGCAACTTCAGGAGGTGAACACCCGAATCAACCAACTGAAAGGCAGCTTCAAGGGATTGGTGGCTGAAGAAAAAGCCGCCACAGTTTCCCTGAAGGGCTTGTCAGAAGGATTCAACCGCTACTTTGGTATGATAACGGCTGGTATTGCCGCCATCACAGGTGTTTCTATGGCTCTGAAGAAATGTGCTCAGGATGCCGCCGCCATGGACGATGCCTACGCCACCGTTATGAAAACCACTGGCCTTACGCACGAAGAAGTTGAGCGACTGAATGATGCCTTCAAGAAGATGGATACTCGCACAGCTCGCGATGAATTGAACAAGATGGCTTACGAAGCCGGTAAACTCGGCTACACAGGCGTTGAGAACATTCGCCAGTTTGTGGAAGCTGCCGATGTCATCAATGTCGCCTTGGGTGATGTGCTGGGTGAAGGTGCCACCCTCGAAATCGCCAAACTTGCACAAGTGTTTGCCCAAAGCACGGCTGCTTTGGACAACCTCGACCTGAAAGGCAGAATGTTGGCCGTGGGTTCTGCCGTCAACCAATTAGGCAAGGAGAGCACAGCCAGTGAGTCGTACATGGTGGACTTCCTTGGCCGTCTTGGTGGCGTAGCCACACAAGCCGGCATTTCTGCCGACCAAATCTTGGGCTATGCTTCTGCCTTGGACCAAATGAAACAGAAGGTCGAAATGTCGGCTACTGCCTTCCAAAAACTCATACAGCAGATGATCAAGAAGCCGGAAGAGTTTGTGGAGGCTGCCCGGATGCCGCTCGATGAGTTCACTAAGATGATGGAGACCGACATGAACGGCGCCATCAAACGTGTGCTGGAGGGCTTCAATCAGATGGGCGGTTTCACCCAACTTGTTCCCGTGTTCAAGGACATGGGCTTGGATGGCGCCCGCGCTGCCAGCGTCATTGCCGCCTTGGCCGCCAACCTTGACAAGGTCAGTGCGGCACAAGCTACCGCCAACGAGCACATTCGCCTTGGCACTTCGATGACCCGTGAGTACAATATTATGAACAGCAGCATGCAGGCCAAACTTGAAAAGGCCCGCAAGGAGTTCAAGGATATCTGTATCGAGCTTGGGCAGAAGCTTAACCCAGTGATGTTGAAATCCACCAAGGCGACAACCTATCTGATAAAGGTGCTTGCGACGTATGGAAAGGAAATCAAGGCAGCCATCATTTCCGTGGTTGCATTTACGGCAGTGGTGAAAGCTCATGCCATCGCTCAAGCTGCTGTGAATGCTGCTACAAAGATAGGCGTGACGCTGAAAGCGACATACAAGACTGTTGTTCTGGCCTTGCGTGTGGCCTATCTGAAATTGACTGGACAGATGGAAGCGGCTGCGGTTGCTCAGGCAGAATTGAACGCTGCAATGAGCACCAATGTATTTGGTCTCATTGCTACTGCCATCGCTGCCGTGACTGTGGCCATCGTCCATTATACCAAGAAAACGAAAGAGGCAACCGAGGCAACAAAGAAAATGCAAGAGATTCAGGACCGAATCAATACGGAATATGCCGAAAGTGCGAGCAAAGTTCAAGTGTTGACGGACATCGTGCATAACAATAATCTTGCTATTGACCAGCGTCGTGATGCCCTTAAAAAGCTTCAAGAAATCGTTCCAGCCTATCACGCAGACCTTACAAGAGAGGGGGAACTTATCAATGACAACACTGAAGCACTCGCCATCTACTTGAAGAATCTCGAAAAAGTGACTCGTGCTAAGATTCTCGAAGATGAATACACCCAAGCAACGGCAAGAGTCTTGAAAGCGGAACAAGACAAGCGCGATGCAGAAGCAAGAAGGCTTCAGGCGTTGGAGAATGCCCATGGCAACACCACGGAAATGACCTTTTCCACGATGCAATCTTCTGCCGGTGCATTTTCGGTTTCAGAAATCACTCCTTATGGCCAAGCCGTAAGGGATGTGACCGCTGCAACAAACGAACTGACCGAAGCCCAACAAATCCAAGGTCAAATTCTCCAACGCATTCAACAAGAAAATGGAGATGCCTTTGCCACCCGAAAAGGAGAACTGACGGCTGAAGAAATCGAAATACAAGCCCTCAATCAAGAATACCAGCAATTGTTCCGTGAAATCCGCGAAGAAAACCGAGACAACCCAGACAGAGGTCTGGAACGAATTGCTGAATTGCAAGAAGAACAGATTAAGAAAATAGCCGAAATCCGTAGGAAATACAAGAAAGTCTTGACGGAAGACGAAGACCCCGGTGGCGGTGGTAATGGTAGTGGCCTAAGTGGAACCGATGCCAAGAAAGCCTTTGATGAAGAAATCAAGCTGCTGGAACAATTCCAGAGAGAGGAAGAGATTGTCCTGAAGCGTAGTCTGATGAATCGTGAGATAACTCAAGCGGAATACAATGCCCGCATGAATCTCCTCACGATGAAATCCTTACAGGAGCGTATCAATATCGCCAAGAAATACGGTCAGGACTATACGAAATACGCTTCCCAATTGCTCGATGAGCAAATCAAGCTCATTGGCGATAGCATGGAGGATATACAGGAAACAATGTCTTACATGCCCACAACTCCAAAACCTGGCGAAATCGTTGACCCGCAAGCCAATGAGGAGTTTTGGGAGGAAATTTATAGAAAGCGCGATGACATTGTTGCCCAGCTTCAAGACAAATCGCTAAAGAAAGAGTATGATCTTGAAATGAGGTGGATTGAGAAGCTTCATGAAAAGGAGCTTCTTTCGGAAAAGCAGTTCCAAAGGGCGAAATTAGAGACCAAGATAAAGTACCTTCAGGAGTATTCACAGCAGTACAACACCATTCAGGAACAAGCCTCCAACTTCGTCAATGCCCTGAAGGAGTACGAGACGCAGAAGGCCGAAGCCGAGTACCAGGCACAACTTACCGCTGCTGGTGACAATGCCGAGCAACGCGAAGCCGTCGAAGCGGCATACGAGCAAAAGAAACTCGACATACAAAAAAAGTATGCCGACACGGAAATGGTAATCAATATTGCCAAGACCGTGGCGGCTGGTGCCTTGGCCGCAATTCAGGCCTTCGCTCAGTTGGGTCCCATTGGCGGTGCCGTTGCAGCTGCTTTGATTGCCGTCACCACTGCTTTGGAAGTGGCCACCATCGTCCAGCAGCGCAATGCTATTAAAAATGCCAGTGTCAGCAGTAGCGGTTCCTCTTCAACCCCGAAAACCGGGGAAAGAGTCATGACCGGCTATAGCGAAGGTGGAGAAACCCCTTGGGCACCTTCGGACGATACGCCTGTGGGTATCGTCCACGCTAACGAATATGTGGTACCAGCCTGGTTGAAAAGGCAAGAACCTGTTTTAATCGCAAACCTCGAACGCTACCGCAAGGCAGGCAGTCGTGGTAGAAAAGGCTCGGCAAGTAACGGCTTTGCCACTGGAGGCGACACTGGAATGTCGGTCACGAATGGCAGAAGGGCAAAGAGGCACGGCGACGATTTTCGCGCTTATGTGAAAGCAACCGTGATGGATCTCTTTGAGACGGGTGCCATCCGTGTGGTGCTCGTGAGAAAAGACCTGTCTGAACTTGACGACCAAACAGAAAAATTTAAAAATCTCGGTTCACGATGAAACTTGTTACACAAAACGGCCAACTAGACCTGCCCCGCGATTTCTCTATGACCATGGAGCGTACCAATCCGCTCATTTCAAGCGAAGGTGATTCCAGCATTCCGGCAACATTGCCTTCGTCTCCTGAAAACCTTGCTGCTTTGGGACATCGTGAACGCATAGATAGGGCAGAAAAGTATGTCAACAAGGTAGAAGCCATGCTTGAAATTGGACCCATCAGAAAACATGGTCAATTAGCGATGGACACCATTCACCGTCGTAACGGCATTGATGCCTCGTTCTATATCGACAACAGTGACCTTTATATCAACTCGAAAAATAAGACCCTGAAAGAAATCTTTGCCGACTATAAAGAAGTGTTCGGCACCGTTAGCGATGCGATGGAGGTGATGCAGAAGGTGTATGAAACCGCTGAGGGCGAATTCGATTATAAAATATTCCCCGTGGCAGTTTCTCCTTACGAAGATAATGGTGAGAAGGTTTACCAATACAACAACCATGTTGTGAGTGGTAGTCTGGTTTATGAAGCATCTATTCATGAGGGCGACTCCATTAACACTGTTCCACCTGGTTATGGTATTGCACCGTTCCTGCGACTTTCAAGGCTTATGGAATTGATGTTTGGTATTCTCGGCTACGAGGTGAAAGAAAACTGTCTGGCCGAATGGCCATACCACAGGCTTGTTATCGTCCACAATTGTTCGGACTGCCTTTGCAACCCGAACGTCACCTTATATTATAGGGACTTGGTGCCAAGCTGCACTTTGAGCGAATTTCTCGAATGGCTCAATAACAAGTTCCACGTGCAGCCTGTTGTGGACTCCGACAACAAACATGTGAAAATCGTTGCGATGGAAACCATGTTGTCCATTGGTGCCGACATGGACATTACACCCATCTTGGAAGGTGATTTTACCGTGCAACTCAATCCAAGCAAGCGCGTTGTGATGACCCCTACTAACTCTATAGAGGGCACCGAACCCGCTGCCGCAACTTTTGATAAACTGATTGAAAAATACGACGATTTCGCCTATGTCAACGAAACCGAGTATTATAGTATGGACTCTGCCAGCCCTGCCGTTAATGCGGCATTGGTGTTGCGTCGTACCACTGGCCAGTTCTATGCTGTCGATTACGATTCCAACCTGCAGCATTATGTAACGCGATTGCTTGGAACCAACCATTTTGTTTACGACCGCAACAATAGCGATGAGACGGAAGATCTGAGTCAGTCGGACAGCATCCCTCTTATGCTTTGCGGCTTGGTGAAGCCAAGGCAGACTTTGGATGTGGTGCCTTTCATCGGCGACCGTCAGCACGCCCATACTTCCTATAAAAACTCGACAGCCGATGACAAACAGGATATTATCGTAGTTCAAGCAGCTACAGACGAACACTTGTTTTATACAACCACGGGCACGACACAGCCGGTTGTTCCGTATGCCGAGCCTGAGAATGATAAATACTACCTTGAACTTGGTTTCGGCACCACACCTTACGACCTCTATGAGGCATGTTGGAGCAAGTATAACAATATCTTGCTCAATCATCCTACCAATCTTGACGGCAAGGTGCGCTACAATATTGGTCAAATCCTTGGAATGGATATGACCAGGCTGAAGTTCTGCCAAGGGCAGATACTTGTTCCTGTCAGCATTTCGTCTTCGATTGGACCGAAACCGTCACTTACAGATGCAAAGTTCTTGATGGCAAAAACTTTCATTGACGGTGTTACAGACAGCCCCATATTGCCAGGTGCTATGTCAGAGTATATCTGGGAAATCACAGACAACATCCTGTCAGTGGTGCAGGATCTTTGGACGCAAATGGGAGGTGGCCCCAACTTTGGCGATATCGATATCCCAGACCTTAACTTTGGCGTCGCCTCACACTGGTTGGAATACGGCAGCTATTCTGTCCAATATATTGGCGAGAACCTGCAACCAGGCGTTCCGGAATATCTTGGAGAGGTGAAGACACTGACACGACAGGCCAACATCACCATCTATTATGAGGAAATCATCGAGTGGCAGCCTGAATATACGCCACCGATTCAAACTTTCGAAGGTAGTCAACAGTTCAACAATGTGACAGTTGTCTTTACCTTCACTGCCATCAATCCTTGATTTTGTCACTCTATCCAATGAATATAGGAATAATATTGCAGATATGAATATCAGCGAATTTTCACAGAAGCCCACCAGTGGAGCCACCTATGCCAAAAACGAGGTACCTGCGTTCGTCATCACGACAAACAGAACCTTGCTTGCAGTTCTTAGCATCGGGGCAGAGGTAATCTTCAAAGGCGTATACGCTCCCGACTTCAACGGTCAAATCTCCATCGATTTCAGAGGATTGTACGACAATTATCTGAATACCTTGATACCGACCACGGGAAGCGATGAAATCACCCATACAGAATATCGTCGACAATTCACAGCCACTTTCGAAGTTATTGTTGGCGAAGATACACCAGGCGACAACAATTCGATATCATGGTATGTGGCCAATGCCAAACTAAAATCCGATTTGTCGTTTTCCGTATGGAGTGAAACCAACTTTTTGACCAATCAGCCCATTGAGAAGACCACCAACTATGAAGCCCCCGAGTGGCTGACATGGTGGGACAAGGGCACCGATATAGACCTTGTTGCCCGGTTCTACAAGAAAAACGGCACGTCGTTGGATGTCACAGTAAGGGCAGCCACTAATGCAGGTGTCTTCAGTGTCAATGTGCGCTATAGCCGTCTCATCCGCTTGGCCAATGTGTTGCCGAGCTCTTTGCTTGGCTATTATGACCTTATCCTTATCAACGCAAAGGATGAAGAAGTTGTTCGCCAACGCTACATCTACGAGGAACGCTCAGGCCGGGAAAAATACTTCCTCTTTGTCAATGCTCTTGGTGGCATTGACACACTGATTTGCAAAGGTGAGAATGTGCTGGAGCCAGAAATTACACACAATGTCGGTCGGTTTGGGCGTCAATACCGTGCATTGGACGATACCGATGACATGCGTAAGTGGACACAGCACATCGGCCAGGTGCCCAACCGCCAACGCAATTGGATCTACGAATTGCTGACCGCCAAGCAAGGTGCCGAGAAATACGACCCCGAGACGATGAAATACTTGGAAATCGTGGTCGACAGCTCAGAACTCTCCATGAGCGACTTCGGCCAGTTGGCAGGCTCGCCGTTCAGCTATATCCTGAACGAGACAGAAAACGTGGTGGCCGATACAGAGCGCCCAGACAGAAGCCTTCATCAGTCGGTTGCTGAGTCGGCTGAGGAATTAAATGATCTCAGCAACTCGCAAACCGTAATCTTTGAAGACGATGGCCAAGGCGGTTTCGAGACGGAGGAATTGGAAATCTCCGCCACGAAACTTTACGTCACGGATCCGCGCACTAATGTCGCGGCAAGCGCATCGCCTGTATATTATTTCTTCGATGGCAGTGCATCAGCATCGGGTAGCTTCACGCCCGGTGTTGATGACAATCCTTTCATCATCACCAAGACGGCATCTGCCAGCATTCGCTTCACGACTCAGAACGATAAAATAGAATCGTTGGTCATCAACTATTATCCCATAACCATTCAATCCGTATAAGCCATGGCGAAAATTATTAGAGCAGTTGATTGGTACGTTCACTTGGCAATGATAGTCTCTATCGGGCTTGGTATCGCGGCCTTCTGTATCCCGCCTTATGCCGTGATTGACAGGAGCATCTTGGCGTTCATAGCCGAGATAACGGGTGCGGCTGCGTTGCTTACATTCCTAGTGAAATTGCCCGAATATATTGAGAAAGGAGCTACGGCGAAATTTCAACGTGGCAATACCTCAATTGAGGTGGGCGGCAAGAAAAAACGCGGGCGCGACATGGACCCCGACGAAACAATCCAAGATGATTTCGAACAAGAAGAACAATAATCATGCTCACATTAGACTATCTCCGTAACAGATTGAATGGCCAGATTGCAGCCGTTCATAAGGTTAAAGACCAAATCATCGAGGCCGCTGGCGGCTACGATGGCATTGTCGCCCTCATCCAAACCAAAAACATATCGCCAATGGTTATCCTCGAAAACAGCGAGATTGGCGAATTTTCATTCCAGCCTGGCGGCTTCCTCAAATCTTCGCAATCCATCTGGGTGATGCAGATGGTGGCCAAGGACGGCGACCGGCAGAAGGTACAACAGGAGTGCTTCAAAATGATGAAGCGCATCCTTTCCATCCTCTCAGTTCATGATGAAGACGACGAGTATTTGAAAAACTGGGAATGGGATAGAATTCCTTGGGCGGTGCGTAATGCAGGTGCCAACTTCACAGGTTACGAGTTCACACTGTATTTCTCGGAAGACACCGATTTGGAATATCATGGATAAGGAAAGCATAGTTGACCTGAAGCAATGGGCCGACATCACCATCCAGCGATGGGAGATGCGGATTGCCAAGCTGAAGTTCCTGCCTACTCACAGCGGCGACCTCATCAACTCGTTCCGCGCCCATGTGGAAAAGGACGCGAACGGCGATGTGGCCAAGATTTCGTTCGTTTTTTTATACTATGGATATTATGTGGATGCTGGAGCGGGACCAGGTTATAGAACCCCTAAAAAGTGGTTCAATAAAATCTACTGGCGCGAGTTCCAGCAGTTGGGCCGCCTGATGGCCGCCCAATATGGCCAAGAATGGATTGACGATGTAATGAAATCCATCGAGACCATCAATCTCAGAAGTGTATGACGGCACAATTCCGGCGAATATCCTCGGCACGGGACTTGACGACATACTTTTGCGTCATCTCTAAACTATGGTGGTCGGCCAGCTCTTGGACCATCTTCGCGGGCACACCGGCTTCGAGCATTTCGGTGATGCCCGTGTCTTTTAGGCTGTAGAACTGATAGCAGTCAGGCAAGCCAAGAGCCTTACGCATGTTAGACCATGTACGCCCAGTGTCGCGGGTAGTAAGTAGTTTCTTGCCTGGTCGATAGCCTTCCGAAAACAGGTATTGATCCGTAAAGGCACTCTTTATGTAATCGGCCATCAATTGGGCAATTTCCATTGGCATGGAGATTTGTCGCTCACAATGGTTTTTTGCCACCTCTGCCGGAATGATGATCAGATTGTTCTTCATACTGATGTAAGACACCTTTAGCATGAGTAATTCTTTCGGTCGAATGAGGCAATGATAGGTAAGTAGGCAGATCAAGCGGAAGCCTTCCATCTTCTCATGCACGAGATAATCCATTATCTTCTTGCGAACTTCTGGCGGAATAACCGTCCGCTTCTTTTCATCGACACGGCGCAGCTTAATGGAGGCGAAGGGATTCTCCTTGGCCAGTCCTTTGTCGATGCAGAAATTGAAGAATTGTCCCATGAATCGGATGTAGTTGTTGTAGGTCTTAGAGGAAACATCGCGGTTTTCGACATGAAGCATATACTGCTGTGCCTGTTGTCGCCCGAACTCGTAGATAGGACGCGAGGCCATATTATATAAGGTGTAGAAATCGGCGAACGATTTCATCATGCTATCATAGCTGCGAAGGCTATCGGGGCGCACACCTGAATATGACTTTTTATAAAGTTTCGCGGCTTCAGTAAGGGTAACTATTTTGGAGAATCCGGACTTTTCTATGAGTGGGTTCCATCCCTCATAGAGTTGCTGATTGATTTGCTGGACCCGAAGGCGTCCGAGCTTCATGCGTTCCCGTTTGTCATGGATGTGGTTTAGTTTCATGCGCTGGCGTTCAAGTTTGCCAGTGTCGGGGTTTTTGACATAGAAGATGATAAGGGTGTCGGATGGAGTGTCATGGATTTCGGCAGGGCGAAAATCGACGAAAATTTTGGATGACATTTTTTTTATTCCTTTCCATTTTTTCTCGCGAAAATTCGGAAAGGAAGCAATAACAGTGACCCGATTTTGACACGGCAAGTTTTTGAAACCTTTGCAAATTGCTGATTTTCAAAAACTTGCCGAAATTTTGCGGAGAGAAAGGGAATTGATACATCCCTTTCTCTTTTTTGTATATTATTGATACCCACCGAGTTGGCGAGTGTGTTTTTGTTGTTTTTTATGCTATTTTGACACGATTTTGACACGGGGCGTAAGGCGCAAATTGTTGATACTATTCACTGTAGAACTTCCCACCTTTTATTATTACCCAACTTTTTTCTCTAGTTCTGAAGCCTCGTATTGTGCAAGGCGCTTTTCAAGATTTCTAACATCTTGCTCCAATCTGGCATTATAGTTTTCAAGCATGGTGATATACTTGTTTTTGTCAACATCACCATTTTCGCCAATCATTTTTCCATCTAACATATTCCCTGCACCAGTTAGAAGCCATTCGATATTGAGTTGAGGATAACTCAATTTTATGGCATTCAGTTTCTCAAAACCGATGCTTTTGGATATGTTATTGATGTAACCTTGGCCAGCATCGATTGTGTCTTCAAATGCTTTTTGAGTGATTCCGATTGTCTTGATGAATTGCAGAAGCCTTTGTTTTACAATATTTTCCATTATGATAGTTGTTTAAATCATTTCTAAATTATCGTCCGAATTGAAAAATTCTCAATTATTATGCTTTGGTATTGAGAAATTCTCTATTTTTGCAACGGAAACACAGACGAAAATACAAATAAAAATCACGCGACAATGAAAAAAGTGAAACTTAGAGAATTTTGGGAGCTTCAGCCGGTGGAGGTCAGGAACAAAATTCTATTGGAATTGACTTCCAAATGCAAGAACTCAATCCAAACTGTCAGGGCTTGGATGCTTGAATATCGTAAGCCAACAGGCCTGTACTATGATGCTCTCAATGACTACCTCAAAGAAAACTTCAAGGTAGAGATTGACGAGGAAGGAGGTGCATCATGAATAAGCCCTACTTCCAGAAATGGTGTATCGCGAATGTTTCGATGACCTTTCCCAAGTTGAAGGGATGCGTAGAAACCGAGAACAGAAAGAGATTCATCATGCCAGGGCAAAGGTTCAAGCCGCTGAATAACAATCTGAAATTCAAATTTTTGGGCTATCACGAGCCTTTGTTTGAAATCACCGAAGAATCATAACAGATTATTCACCAACTCAAAATCAACAACAACATGATTACAACCAAAGAAATTATCATCTGCAAGGAACTCATCGACATAGTTGATGACATCTTGCATGAAAGAGTAACAATCTCTTACGAAAACAAATGGGCATTCCCTGAAAACGAATACCTCATTGATGTGTTTGAAGATATTGTGAATGCGCACAACGACATGCTGACTGTCTATTGTTCGCTCTATTCCAACGAGAACGAGGCCCTGTCTGCTGACATCCGTAAGCAACTCAAAGCCTTCGTTGCCATGCTGACAGAGGAAAAGAGTCATGGCACGAAACTCATATCCATTGCTACACGCGACATTCTTCCGAATGACATCAAGCAACCGCTTGACCTCAATACGGCTCAATTCGGTTTTCACCGCACCTCGCCGTGGAAGTTTGTTGAGAACTACGAACTCAACATCAATGGCCAATCTCGCTGCAATACTGCTACAGAAGAATCACCCATCTATACAGCCGAAGGCCATCGTGCAGACAAGCCGATGAGAGTAATCTATATGCCTTGCAACCAGAAGCTCAAATACTTTTATGTAGAAATGGAAGGAGGCCAACAATGATTTGCAAGTACCAAGTGACAGTCACCCGAACCGACATCTTCAATGTGGAAATTGACGATGAGGTATTCAATGAGGAATGGGCGAAGGAATTTAGCAGCTATATGTGGGATATTGATCCTGAAAACTCGGCAAGGGAAGCTGCCCGTAATATAGCCATTGAGACAGCCAGGCAAGGTAAAGAAACTTTCATTGAAGGTTTCGGTATCATCCCTCTCAAAGACAGTTTATATACAAAACGGTTAAAGGAAATAGGAGAACGAATGGCCGAAGGCGTGATTATAGAGTCCATAAGCGAGGATGATGTTGAAGCGGAAGTTGAATATATCGGGAAAGGAGGCGACCAATGAACCGCGAAATCAAATTCAGAGGTAAGAGTTATTTTGATGGACGCTGGATTTTCGGCGACCTCTTCCACACCATTGGCACCACCGGCGACGGCCTTGCCATCCAATACTACGACGAAGAGGACGGCTGGATGACTGAAGACATCAAGGATAGAACCGTCGGCCAGTTCACAGGCATGTATTACGAAGGCAAGGAAATCTATGAAGGCGACATCATCCATTGTGCCATTGGCCACTCGCCTAATATCTATGAGATTACAGGCGTGGTGGAATACCGTATCTGCGCCTTTGTTCTGCATTATAAGCGTTACAACCAAGATGCCTATATTTGGCTTGATGCCCTCATTGGTGCAGATGTCATCGGCAACATCCACGACAACCCAAAGCTGCTGGAAGGAGGCCAACAATGAAAGGCGTGTGCAAAGTATGCGGCTGCACGATGAAAAACCCGTGCTTCAGCCATAGATACGGCTTCTGCTGGTGGCCAACATTTGAGGAGGATATTTGCTCACATTGCGAAAACCCCGAAATCAAGGATGATCCAAACACCATCCATTGCGTCCACGGCTTGGAGTTTCCCGTTCTTTCGGTACATCAGCCATACGCGCTGATGCTTGTGGAAGGAAAGAAGCCCTTCGAGTATCGCAGTTGGAAACTCCCAAAGCGATATGTCGGACAAAGAATCTTCATACAAGCCACCAAAATGATGGATGATTTCGACCCTCAATTTGCCGAAAAAGAGGCTTTCACTGAATGCATGTATAGGGCTTACGACAATGAACTTCACAGCATGATTCTCGGCTCCGTCGTGTTCGGTGAAAGTGAGGAGTCCATAGAATGTACGGTTTATGGTATGAAGAAACTGCTTTACAAGTGGCCCGTTCTCGACCCTATCAAATTGGATGACCCTTTGAAGTTCATCCTTGGCAAACAAGGCATTTGGAAAATTAGGTTCTGATTTCAAAATGCGTGACCAATGGACGAACACAGAGAATTGATTGGCTGTGATAGGTTGCACTTCATTTGGGTGCCTTGTGGTACCACCTGCTATATGCTTAAATGCGATAAAACAAGTTGCACCAATTACGCCATCTGCCCTTACAACACCAAAATGAATATGCCAAGTAACAATGAAAGGAGAAACAAACAATGAAACTCAACCTCGACAAAGCTGCCACCTACACCGGCACCACCATCGACGGCGTGAACTACCGCTACGGCTGGTACGAAAGCGGCCGCGCCTTCATTGCCAAAGAGGACGAGCTGATGACCTACAAAGAAGCCTACAAGACCTTCGTGCCAAAAAACTGCTTCAATATGTATGACTATTTCTTTGATGGCCTCAGCAAATACAAAAAGACCATCGACGGCATCGTCCGCTACCTCATCGACAAATACAACAGCTGAAAGCCATGACCAAGCAGCAGAAATACAGCATCGTGATGGACATGCAAAACCGCTACAGCGTGGTATTGCGCGGTACCAGCATTGCAGTCTACCGAAGCGAGAACCACGGCCAAGCCGGTCTTGAAGATTGCCAAGACTGGCTGGCCAAACAACCTGAAGACTGACATGGACAACACCCTATTCGACATCGAGGAATACACCGACCCCGCCATTGTCCGCATCATGCAGGGCAACACATGTAGAATCTGTGCCCATCGGATTCCCGTCCACCAAGGCCAAGACCAACATGTCCGTGTGTGGGTGTGCGATGCCAGGCCCTCGGGCAGAACCAAGTCGGGATTGCTTCGCGTCCGTGTGGATCAGCCCGCTTGCATCTTGTTCACGAACAAAAACAACGCGCAATGAATCCAAACAACTACATAATCAAAATCAACCTGTATGGTGAGGGCGATACAGAATGCCATGTGGAAAAGGTGGTTTACTATCGTTACGACTTCCCCACAATGATGATATATCGCTGGCGGTGGTACTTTGAATACATTGCCGCCTTGGTCAAAGTGCATTATCCTCACCGAAAAGTTGAATTGATGATCCATCAAAATAGCGAAGGCTATCTTGCTGGTCAGGACTACATAGAAAAGAAGACAAAGAGCCTTTTGACTTCTCTTCGCTCACAACTGACCAGGCTGGAAAACGGTGTCGTTCAAGACGACCTTTTCGGCACGGTGTCCGAGAAAAACGAGGCGAAAAAAGAGAGAATCCGCAAAGAAATCGCAGACCTTGAAAGCGGCGTCTTTACGAGGTGGGTCCCTGGCACTTACAAAAACATAATCAAAGAAGTATTAAACAACTCAAAATCAATAAGACAATGAACATTTTCAATGAAATCAAGAAAAGAGTTCCTGATTTGGAACTTGCAAAACTGAACTACTCCTACATTATGAGTAGAGGAGAGGCACAAGAAAAAGTAGAGAACTTGGAAAAACAACTCGGAGGATTGACTGTCTATTACGAACTGACAGGTAAAAAGCTGACATTGTACCATTCTCCTGCATTGGCTGTGGAATGGGGTGGAAATATTGTCGGCAAGAAAGTCCGTCTCTCAGGCACCAAGATGGTTGGAGAGGTGACGAGTGAGGAACCTTATTTCATCAGTGGCTCCAGATGTGTCCGCTGTCAGTTCGGCAAAGATAATGATGCTTATGACATTACAGTGCTTGAACCAATTGCCCAACCAGAAGAGAAGGGAGGCGAGTAATGAGCGGGTTAAAAATGGCAAAAGCCGATCCTGAAGAGTTCGAAAGGACTATGGGCTTCGTAAGAGTAATGGAATCTCTTTTCGAAAGTCGCTCATTCTTCAGCAATGAAGAAGATTGGCGCGAATGGGACGATGATGACGAAGACAAAAAGATGCTCCTTGAAATCGAAAAGGAAGTGAAAGAAGAAGACGGCACAGATTGGAATGGAGATGCCGACAACCGGCTAATCCTCTACGAGTTCATCAAACGCAAATGGAGACAAGCCAACTTCTCAGGCTCGTTCGGCAGGATCATCATGGATGCCGAAGTGCTGATTGATAACGCCTGCGACCCCGACCTTGATTATCTGGAGTTCAAGCCGGAGATAAAGGCCGCCATGGAAGAATACGAGAAGAACCATAAAACAGAAGGAGGTGCCCAATGAAAATCATCGTATTCAAAGACCTGCAAAACAATTGCATCCTTAGTGTTTCTTCGATGGAATACTATCATGGGAAAAAGGTAAAGAAAACGGAAGCCGAAATCGAAAAGGCCATCACGGAGTTCAATGTGGTCCATCCCAATGAGGAATACAAAACAATAGATTGTTCCGATGAAGTGTATGAGGCGATTCTATTCATACTTGGAGAGGGTCAATACAAAAAGGCTCATACACTTGAAGATGTTTTTCTTCAGCTGACAAATCTCAGAGACAGTGTCGACGGAATGAAATCAAATCTGGAAAGTATGCAATTTGATTTAGTCGAAACAATGAACAATGTCGACTCGCAAATCGAAAAGCTAAACAAACAGAAGGAAGGAGGTGAGGAATGACCCAGCAAGAAAGAATACTGAAGCTCGCCCAGAAGAAAATTACCTACATCGGAAATAGGGGCCGCCAATGGGGAAAGTCTTTCAAGATAGGCTTTGAAGGAGCCATCAAATTTACCCTCGACAACCTTTGGATTTCGGTTGGTGAAGACTTGCCGAAGTTTGCAACTAAGGTTGCCAATGCACAAATGTCAAATCCAGTTCTAATTCAATGTGCCAACGGTGCTATAACCAGAGCGCGATACATTGAAGTAAGTGGAGAAGTCCCAATTGTAGGCTGGGAATGTATAGATGCAGGTTTTGGCGTTGGGAGCGATAAAGTCACCCACTGGATGCCGATTCCAGAATTGCCGGAAGGAGGTGAGAAATGAAATATAGGATAACCACAACATTCCCTGTCTATTTCAACGGTGGCTGCCTGCCAAGCACAGGGTATGTTCTTCAAGTATTGCAGGAAGGTATCTTCCGCGACAAATGGGTGGATGTCAAAACTTTTGCAAAAAAGGAAAATGCGGAAAAAATATTGAAAATGCTTCAATGAATCTAAAACGAAAGGAAGTGCGCAATGAGAACGATTAAATACAGGGCCAAAGTCAAGATGCCAAAGCGGCCTTATTTTAGAGAAAAGGAAGTCCCTGAAGGGCAATGGGTGTATGGTGAGCCTCACACAATCGACTGCACAACTCCACACATCCACACGGTAGATGTCGGCAAGCAGCCTATTGATAAGGAGACCATCTGCCAGTTCACCAGCCTATATGACCGTAATAGGAAAGAGATTTACGAGGGCGACATCTTGAAGTTCTGGGATGATGATACTGGATTGATTGAAGTCCGCTTCGCCCGTGGAGTATTCGCTTTTCTATGGCAAGGCAATCTCGATGACGAAATGCCGATAAACGCTCCAACACATGAATGGGCCACTGTCGTAGGCAACATCCACGACAACCCCAAAATGCTGAAAGGAGATGAATGATGCCACAAACCCATTTCATACAACTGACTGAAGACACTATGTGCGCCCATGACAAGCATGAGATGACCAACTATCCACGCCCATGGTTCAAGGCAAAGCCAACACTACACACTGGAACCGTGCTGGAGGTGAAAGAGGTTTGGACTAACTTCTATGGCTCGTATTACAGATGCGAAACCACAGATGGCACTTATGATATTCCCATTGAGAACGCGAAGGATATTACGGTTGATTTTCAAATGAAATTGGCTGAAACCCTTCCTGGTGTTCAGTTGAAAGCTGCCGTCGATGATTTGAAAAGAGAGCTTGACAATGCGTATGGAGCACCCATGAGGAAAATCCTCGTCAAAGCAGTAGATAAGGGTTGGAACGGTTTACTGAAAATCCTCATGCCAATTTGTGTTCTAATCAGACAAATAAAGAAAGGAGGTAAGAAATGTTAGGTCTTGGAATAATAATAGGCATTTGGATAGGTGCCGCCATAGGATGTGTAATGGGTGGACATGTTGCCTATATGGATGGAATCATGGACGAGAGAAGAAAATGGTATGTCCATGCAGAGCGCCATTTCTATAAAGAAGAAGATTTCAAGGAAGGAGAAGAAGACGATGATTAGACTCCTCTACATAGACCTCTTCTGTGGTGCAGGTGGCACCAGCACCGGCGTGGAAGCTGCCCGTATCGGCGGCGAGAAATGCGCAAAGGTGATTGCCTGTGTCAATCACGATGCACACGCCATCGCCAGCCATGCCGCCAATCATCCTGATGCGCTGCACTTCACCGAAGACATCCGCACATTGGATATTGCTCCATTGGCCGCACACCTGGCCAAGTGCCGCCAGCAATATCCGGGCGCGAAGGTGGTGCTGTGGGCTTCGTTGGAGTGTACCAACTTCAGCAAGGCCAAGGGAGGCTTGCCGCGTGATGCCGACAGTCGCACCCTTGCCGAACACCTCTTTAGATATATCGAAGCACTCAATCCCGATTATATCCAGATTGAGAATGTCGAAGAGTTTATGTCGTGGGGCGACATGGACGAGAAAGGCCATCCCATCAGCCGCGACCGTGGCCGCAGCTTCATGGCGTGGGTTAACCATGTGCGTAGTTATGGCTACCACTTTGACTACCGCATCCTCAATGCCGCCGACTATGGTGCTTACACCAGTCGCAAACGGTTTTTCGCCATCTTTGCGAAGAATGGGCAGCCGATAGAGTTTCCTGTACCGACACACGCAAGGGGCCCATTGGCATTTGCTTCACTTTATACTGGAGGTCTTTTCCCCGATGAATATATGCCATGGAAGCCTGTGCGCGAAGTGCTCGACCTCGAAGACGAAGGTGAGAGCATCTTCAACCGCCGCAAGCCATTGTGTGAAAAGACCCTCGAACGCATCTATGCCGGCTTGGTCAAGTTCGTTGCCGGAGGCAAGGAAGCATTTTTGGTGAAGTACAATTCCGTAAACCAGAAGACCAAAAAATATGTGGCTCCTGGCATTGACGACCCTTGCCCGACCGTGGCCGTACAGAACCGCCTCGGACTGGCCAAGGTGCAGTTCCTCTCGAAGCACTTCAGCGGCGACCCCGATAGTAAGAACATCGGCATCGACCAACCCGCTGGAGCCGTTACCTGCAAGGATCATCACTCGTTCATTACCGCCTATTACAGCAACGGCGACAACTGCACTTCAATTGACAGACCGTCGCCGACCATTCCAGCACAGGACAGAGTCGCGCTTGTAACCACGCAGTTCTACCAAAACGAGTATGGTGCAGGTGGCCAACTCTCCAGCCTTGACCAACCCAATCCCGCCATGATGACTATTCCTAAGCAGAAATTGGTGTCGGTCAAGCAATACCTGATGAATCCCCAATTCCAAAGTGCCGGTGGCAGCATCGACCAACCTTGTTTCACCCTGATTGCAAGGATGGATAAAATGCCGCCTTACCTGGTCACGACCAAAGAAGGCATCGGCATAGCCATCTTCGAGGATGACTCGCCGATGACCGTAAAGATTAAGGAGTTCATGGCCTTATACAACATCACCGACATTCGTATGCGGATGCTGAAGGTCATAGAACTGAAACGCATCATGGGTTTCCCGTCAGATTATATCCTCATCGGGACCCAAAGCGAACAAAAGAAGTACATCGGCAACGCCGTGGAGGTGAACATGGCCAAGGCGTTAGTTGAGACATTGGCAAAATGTATTAGAGCATGATCAGTACCACATACAATATGGACTGCATGGCTTACATGGCCAATTGTGATGACAACGCTTTCGACATTGCCATTGTTGACCCGCCGTATGGCATCAATGCGCCCAATATGAATATGGGCAGTTGGGGCAAATACGAGAGTACCGCAGCCAGGCTGAAGCGGAAACGCTTCGATAAGGGCGGCGGGCATTATGCCAACAGTGCCTTTGTCACTATGAATACTGATTGGGACTTGAACCCACCTTCAAAGGCTTATTTTGAAGAATTGTTCCGAGTCAGCAAGAATCAAATCATCTTTGGCGGCAACTACTTCGGACTGCCACCCACAAGATGTTTTGTCTGCTGGGACAAACTTCAAGCCTTGGAGAACTTCTCGCAGGTGGAGTATGCTTGGACTTCCTTCGACTATCCGTCAAAGATAGTCCGCATCGGTTCCACAGGTGGAAGGAACGATGTAGAAAGAATCCATCCGACCCAAAAGCCGGTGAAACTCTATTTGTGGCTGATGCAGAAATTCTGCAAGCCTGGCGACTCCATTCTTGACACTCACCTTGGTTCCGGCTCCAGCCGTATTGCAGCCTATCAATTCGGCTTCGATTTCGTCGGTACCGAGATTGACAAAGAGTATTACGAATCACAAGAAAAGCGGTTTCAAGCCTTCAAAACAGATTTTGACTTTGACCAAAAACTGTTTGTGGCTCAGGAACTGCAATGTAACCAGTTAAACCTAAATGAGCAATGGGAAAAGTAACACCACCACCGGTTGTAAGAATCGATACCAGCGAAGCGGCTTGCACCTCTGAAGAACTAATGGAGGCATTGAGAGAGCTTGGTAATGCTTTCAAAGGAATCGTAGGAAGCCCCAAAACGATTGCATTAAGGAAGAAGCCTCGCTTGTGTTCCCAATGCGGTGCCCCGCTCGTTGGCGACAAATGCGAGTATTGTAAAACCGAATATAACTAACTGGCAATGAGAATCGGACTGATAGACGCTGATATTATGTGGAGAAATCGAGCCAACGGCAGAAGATACGGCAACCAAAAAGCCGACATCTTTCCTAACCTGGCTTTGATGAAACTGTCTGCATGGCATAAGCAGAGAGGCAACGAAGTTGAATGGTACAATCCATTCAATGGCCGTTACCATGCTGTATTTATCTCCAAGGTTTTCAGCGATACGCCCGAAAGCAATGAGTGTATCAATGCCATCCGTGTGATTCGTGGCGGTTCAGGGTATTGTATTCATAATGAGTGTGGCAAGGAAATGTGGATAGAGCCATGTTTCGAAGGATACATGAGTTCTCTCCCTCCGGTTGTCGAACACATCTATCCCGATTACAGCATCTATCCGACCGTCAAGGATACAGCCTTCGGCTTCCTGACTCGCGGCTGTCCGCGCCAGTGTGGGTTCTGCCATGTGGCCAGCAAGGAAGGCACCAAGTCGATTAAGGTGGCTGACCTTAACGAATGGTGGCACGGTCAAAAGCGCATCGTCCTGATGGACCCGAACATCCTTGCTTGCAAGGATTGGGAAGATCTTCTCGGCCAGCTTGCCGACAGCAAGGCCAAGGTTGACATCAACCAAGGCATTGATGCTCGGTTGATGACAGAGGAAAAGGCAAAGGCATTGGCCAAGGTGAAGTTGTCGACCATTCATTTTGCATGGGACGACTACAGACAGAAAAAAGCCATCCTGAAAGGGTTGGAAACCTTTGCCAGCAACTACCCCAAAAAACTCGAAAAGGGTCATCAGGCGCAGGTCTTTGTCCTCGTAAACTATGACACGACCTTCCAACAAGACCTTGAACGGATTTACACCTTACGCGATATGCACTTTGAACCCTATGTGATGGTGTACGATAAACAACACGCCGCGCCCATGTACAAAAGCCTTCAAAGATGGGTGAACATGAGAGCCATCTTCCACAAGGTGGCCACCTTTGAAGAATACGACAGAATTAAAGCCAAAGAATAGTAAAACCAACCAACTATGAATGAAGTATATATCCCCAAAGCAATCTTGATAGATAAAGAGAGCGGAAAGCAGTTTGAAGTCAACATGCAATCCGCCTTCAAGCCTTGGCCAACGGAGCAAACCGAAGAGGAACCCGCACTGCGGACGGTGTACAACAAAACCTTCACCGTTAAAATATCGAAGAAAGACAGTATTGCTTTCAAGAAGTTGCTCAGACGACACAAAAAGATACCCCGCAAGTTGAAGAAAGCCTGGCAGCATATTCATTACATGAATGATCTGGTGATGATTGAACATAGAGACGAACGACCATTCAGATATGAATTTGTTGGCTATCAAGGCTTCATCCAAAACAATGGATATCCACGCACCAAATGGATAAAGAAAGCCATTAGGATGGGCAACAAGATTGTAAATGAAGCCGCAATGAGAATTATTGAAGCAGAAGATACTGAAGAATCAGAAATTAAACATAAAGGAGAATAGCCCATGCCTACATTTGACCACATTCACCAACTCACCAACGACCTCTTGGCAAAAAGGCTCGAAGAATACGCCCGCCGTCATGTGGACGAAGAAAAGGAAGTCTATCTTGAAGCTGCACGGAGGCTGAAAGAGGATCAAGGCATTGTCTTCAACAAGGAAAGCCCTTACAAGCATATACGATGTCCCGAATGTGGGCAAGTGTTCAAGGAATTCTTTTTTGAAGGAGAGTGCATTACGGAATGCCCTTCCTGTGGAGCAAGAATATCTATAGAGAAAATCAACAATCAATTAGAAGTATTCGTAACACCTAAATCGTGACACCCGAAGAGACTGTGCAATTTTACGAAAACCAGCAAGCCTACCGCCGACGCCGCGAAGAGTTCAACGAGGAAGTCGCCCGATGGTTTGCAGAGAAATACCAACCCAAAGTACCTGTAACGAAATGATTGACACAAACAAACTATATGATGCCACTAATGGAGGTGCCGACCTCTTCAAGTATTACTTCCCAGATTTCGATCCTGGCAAGTCATCCAACCTCGTGAAGGTGCGCGACGACGATGACCATCCCTCGGCCAGCATCTTCTTCAAGGGCGGGAAATGGTTCATCAAAGACCACGGCGGCGGCGACAACAAAGCCCGCAACATGATCAACTTCGTCATGGAACGCGAAGGCATCGAGTTCAAGGATGCCATCGACTTCATTTGCCGTGCTTGCCATATCGCCGTGGACGAGGAAAAGAAGCAATCCACCGACGGTGCCAAACTGACCAAGGTGGAACCCACCAAGGAGCGCCGTATCATTCGCCGTCAGTCCGGCAAGTTCACCGACGCGGAACTGGCCGTTCTCGGTCCGCGCGACCGCAACGGCAAGCCCTACATCACCCAAGAGACTTGCGACCAGCTTAATCTCATTCCCTTGGACGGCTACATCAACCCCTGCATTGATAAGAACGGCAAGGAACTGGATTACAGCTGGAAAGTGGAGGCCACGGAGAGTTACCCCATCATGTACTACGACTATGGTGATTGGGGTAAGATATACCAGCCCTTCGGCAAGGTGCGCTTCATGTACTACGGCGAGAAACCCGAACACTTCATCTTCGGATGCAAGCTGTTTCTCGAAGCCTGGGCAAATGCGCAAAACGGCGTCTATCCCCATTCCTACGAGCCATCGAAGCGCAAAAAGAAGAAAGACGAGGAAGAAGACCTGGAGGAAGAAAAGGACGAACGCTGGGAAGCCCTCACAATATGCAGTGGCGGCAGCGATGCCCTCAATGTGTATCGCGCCGGGCATATTGTGTGTTGGCCAAACAGCGAGTCGGAGCCATTGTCGACTTCCGTCATACAGAAGTTGAAGAAACTGGCTCGAAACATCTATGTGCTCTACGACGCCGATGCAACCGGCATACGCAACGCCAACCAACTTGCCTTGGCCAATCTCGACATCCAAGTGATCTCGTTGCCCGCCGACTTGGGAGAATGGCCCACCGGCAAGCGCGACGAGGAAGGCAAGCCCAAGATGTGCAAGGACATCAAGGACTTCTGCATGTATTACAAGAAAGGCCACATCGACCCCTATAAGGAATTCAGATACAAGTTGGTGAAGTTGGCCAAGTCGATGAAGTTCTGGCTGATGACCGAGGACGAGGACGGCAAACGCAAGTATGAAATCAGCAACGCACACTTGTATCGTTTCCTGTCGGCAAGTGGTTTCCATAAGATGCCCACCAATTCAGCCGACACATGGGAATTTGTCTATGAGCACGACCGAGTTGTCGAGGTCATCCCGGAGAAGGCCATCGTGGCCCGCGTGAGGGAGTATCTTATCAACTACATCAGCGAGAACCCCGAACATTATAGCGTGATGCTGGAAAACACCATACACCGCTCCAAGCAAATCAACGCCGAATCGCTGAAGAACCTGGACACCATACAACCTAACTTCGATGCCTACACCGCCGATAGCGAGTATTATTTCTTCCGCAACATGGTGGTGATGGTGACGGCTGAAGGTATTAAGAAGGTGATGCCTGATAAGTGCCCCTACTATGTGCTGAAGCATAAGGTAATCCAACACGACCTGCAACTGACGAAGGACTTATACCGCGCCAACTTCACCGCTGACTGGCTATGGGGCCAGGAGCTGTTGGCGAAGAACACCCCCGACACCCCCCAACATTTACCTACGGTAATGGAGCTTGACAAACTGACAAAGGAAAATAAAGTTGTGGAGGCCGAGCTGCTGACCGACTTCGACTATGTCCGTTTCGTCTGGAACACTGGTATAAAGATGTGGCGTGAGATGGAAGAGGCGCAGCGCAACGGTACCGAACTGACACCCGCCGAAAATCGCGCCATCCAAAAGAACTTCATCAACAAAGTGACCACGCTTGGCTACATGCTTCGCAAGTACAAGAGCCGTGGTCTGCCCAAGGCAGTCTATTGCATGGAGACATCGGTACTGGAGGAGGAGGAAGGCTCACACAACGGCGGTACCGGAAAGTCTCTCTACCTGTCGTCACTCAACCTGCTACGCAAGGCCGAGTTCCTTAATGGTCAGTCGATGAAGGATAACAAGTGGGACTTCGTTTTCCAGCGCATCAACTTCGACACGGATATCGTGAACATCGACGACCTCAATTCCAGCATCGATATGAACCGATTCCTTCCTGATATCACCGGTGATCTTCAGGTGAACCCGAAGAATAAGGATGAGTTCGTCATACCCTACGACCGTTCGCCAAAATTCGCCTTCACTTCCAACCATGCCATCAAGCGCTTCGATGGTAGCCTTCGCCGACGCATCCAGTTCGTCAGCTTCAGCGACTACTACCATAGTCCCAATCCCGACATCAACCTGCAAGGTCGGTCGCCCAACACGGAGTTTGGCCGTGACCTGCTGAAAGACTACAACGAAGCCGACATGAATTTGTTCTACAACTTCATGCTCCAAAATGTGCGGACTTACATGCGCCTTGGCCTGGTGGAACCCGACATGCCCGACATTGAGCTGCGCCAGAAGCGCGCCGCCATCGGTGAGGTGTTTGGTGACTGGGCCGATGGATGGCTTGAAACCAAGTGCAATGCCGACATCGACCGCAACGAAGCCTTCGCCAACCTGACCGACTACTGCAACCGCTTGAAGATTCGCAATGCAGTGAAGTTGAACCTCTTCACAAAGAAGGTGAAGATATGGTGTGAGATTCGCGGCTACATCTACAATCCTGATTGGTGGATGAACACGCTTTCACCTTCCGACCAGAAGCGTAAGCTGAAGCGCGTGACTGATGATATCACCAAGGAGAAGCACGAGTATTTCTACATCCAAGCAAAGGAGGCCATGACCGACTACGGCAGCAACGAGGAACCGTTCTGACCTCTTTTTTTTGAGCCGACAAAAAACTACAAACTTGCAACTTGATAATTAATGACATTTTTGACATTCTGACATTTGAAAAAGAAAAGGAAATGAAAATCAAAGTTTTATATAATAAAATTCGTTGTCAAAATTTTGTCAAAAACGAAAAAACGGCAAAATTGCCTGACATCGAATTTGACAAAAATGACATCGTTGAAAACCAAATAGTTGCGTTTTCGTTGTCAAAACCCATTTTTGGCCGATTTCATCTTTTGACACCGATAACAAGCTGTAACACAGCGTTGTCAATTCCAATGTCATTTTGTCAAAGAAAAACCAACCCTAACACTTCAAGGAGATATTAATATGAAAGGATTGTATGTAACCGCCAAAGTTGGCAAGCGAAACAAGAGATACATCGAAGGCTCCTACCAGTCGGACACCATACCGCTGGAGAGAGGTTCCAACCTTCTCAATCTCATCATGCCCTATCTGGAACTGACAAACGAGGATCCTAAGGAAGTGGACGATGAGACCATCAAGATAGAACTGCCCTTGGGCAACAAAAAAGTGTACAACTCTGCCGGTCAAACAGTGTATGTTTGCAACACGCTTTGGAGGAACCGCCTCAGTGAGGATGGCCAGTTTCAGGTGAAACGCTTCTTTGAAAACGAGTTCAAGAAGACCTTCAGAACCTATATGGATTGCTATGTTGAACAACAAAAGGCGAATAACGGAGAAGACTGCAAGTGCAAGATCAAGGAGGGCATTGCTGCCTTCCTTATCCAGTATCACATCGACTTCACGAAACAGGATATCGCCACCTTGGCCCGCGACTGGTACCGCCACCGCGACAAGGTGGACGAAAACAAACGGTCACCGTGTGTTTGCTAATATTTACGCTATTTTCGTGTCGCAGTTTTCCGAAGTCAAAAAGAAAAAATTTCGCTATTTTCATGTCGTAACTTTTAACCTAAAAACCCACCGAGAAAATGAATAAGGTAGCACTGAAGGCCATCGGCTTTGTCGAACAAAACGAAGAAAATGATCAATGGGTGATGCTAGAGCAACAGGCAGAAAGAAGCCTTTCCCAAGATGTCTATATTGACGGCATCCAACGCTTTCGCAGCATCGACCAAGACAATTCCTCGATGACCGAGGATCTTGTAATCGATGAGAGCGGCAACAAATACCGCCAGCAAGTCCTGTTCACCGTTCGCCAAGAGTATGACCGCAAGTTGGCCAAGAAATACGAGCGCCGTCCACTGGTATTGCATGTATGGACCGTGGACGGGCAACATTATAAGATAGGTACAAAATCCTATCCGGCTTACCTCATTCCATCTAAAACCAACAGCAAGAAAACAGTTGAGACCGCCATGACGGTCGAATATGAAACCCTGACGGCTATCATGTAAGCCAATAAATTTCTCCATAATATTAATGTTTTTGAAGGTGAAGTGCCTGCCTTTTCGAGGGCGGGCACTTCTTTTTTGGTCACCACACCCAAAAAGGCGGCAAATAATTTTGCTACGAACCAAAGACCAAAATTTTTCCCATGTTCAAACTTTCTTTCTTCAACGACATATTTCGTGAGCCGTGGATGATCGAACCGCAGACTGCCGCTGCCCAAAAGCATCTTCTTCAAGGTATGCTGATGGGATTGGAGTTTGAGGATGGGGATGATGATGACGAACTGCCTGATTCAGTCAAGCATGAAAACGCCAACATTATTCCTCGTGGCAAGAAAGTCCATCTGGAATACCTACAAGGCACGATGTTCCGTGATGGAACTATTTGCGGTATTCCTGGCACTCGTGTTATTGCTGCTAATCTCCTTGAAGCTGATGGACAAAAAGACATCATTGGCCACATCCTCATTATCGATAGTGGAGGTGGTGCCGCCAACAGTGTACCCGATTTGGCTGAAGCAATCCAAGCCTGTACGAAACCAGTAGTTGCCTATGTGGACGGCTACATGTGCTCGGCGGCTATGTATGTCGGCAGCTATTGCCGCCATATCATTGCTCACCGCGAGGAAGACCAAATCGGCTGCATAGGAACAATGATCCAACTTGAAGACTGGCCCAAGCAAGTCAAAGACAATAACGGAGTCGTACATGTCCGCGTGTATGCCGATGGTGCAGACGAGAAGAATGGTGAATATGAAGCTGCCCTTGAAGGCAATTTCGAACTCATCAAGGAGCGTGTGCTGAATCCCCACAATGAACGCTTCAAGGCCGACATTCGCACGAATCGCCCTGCCGTCAAGGAAGAACAACTTAGAGGTCGTACCTACAATGCCAAAGAGGTTGTGGGTACGCTTATCGACAGTGTCGGCGACTTTGAAGCCGCCGTGCAAAAGGTAATCGAATTATCAACCCTCAATATTAAACCAATGGAAGGACTTAAAAACATCCAATCGCTTGCCACCTGCCACGACCTCCAGAGTGTCGATGACTGCGTGACACTGAACAAAGAGCAAATGGAAGAAATTGATGCCGCCATCGGAGTAGGTCTTACCGAGAAGGCCTTGAATGAGACCAATAAGAAGACCATCACCGAACAGGCACAGACCATCCAAGACCTCACTGCCGAGCGTGACGAACTGAAGCCCAAGGCCGACCAACTGACCGCCAAGGAAACCGAAATCGCCTCGCTGACCCAAGAGCGCGACCAACTGAAACAGGAGGCCGCTCAAAAGGATGCCCGTATCGCCGAGCTGGAAGATGCTCTCGATGCCATTCCTAACGACGAAGCCGCTATGGAGGCTATGCACAACGGCAACCCTGCAAAGGGTGACAACTGGCATGAACCCTCTGACGAGGAAGCCATGCAAAGCGCCATCAAGGCTGTACACGGAGAGAACTAATCGAAACAAACCAAAAAATCTACCAAAATGTCTGAAACTGTCAACACCCCCAGCATTGCTACTGCATTGATCCATTCTAACCACAGGTTCAGAAAGGAACTCATGCTGATTACGGTGGCTTCCATCATGGAATGCACCAAGCACATGCGCGTTATCAACGGACTGAAAGGTAAGGAAACCGAGGCTACCATTGTGCCTCAGGCGCATTTCCGTCCCTATAAATCCGTGAAGGTCGTAGGCAACACTGCCAGCCTTACCGCCCGTACTCTCGAGACCTTCCCCTTGGAAATCCTCGAAGAGTTTGACCCAGAGAACCTCTACACGACCGTGTTTGGCGTTCCTTTCGATGCCGAAAAAGTGGACCTCGAAATCGTCCGCAAGCTGTTGCAAGAAGAAATGAAGAATGCCAGCCGTGGTCTGTGCGATCTTCTGTGCCGTGGTGTCCGTAATGCCGATGGCACAGGTCGTTTGGATGGCTTCAACGGCCTCGACACAATCATTGCCAACGAAATCACTGCTGGCAATATCGCCTTCGCTAACGGCAACTTTGCCAACATCGGTGAACTGACCGAGTACAACATCGTTGACACTTGGTACAACATGTTCACGATGATTGATGAAGCCTTGCTTGGCGATTCGAGCAAGAAGCTGAAGCTCATTTGCTCCATCAAGGACTACCAGGTGTACAAGAAGGGCTACGCCATCAAGTACGGTACTGGCATCTTTGCTGGTATGCCCGAGCAGAAGTACCTCGACGGTACCAACGATAAGGTGGAAATCGTTCCGTTGCCTGGCATGGAAGGTTCCGCTCATGTCTTCATCACGACCCAAGAGAACATGAAGGTCGGCTTCGATGTGCTTTCGCGCCACACCGTCTTCGAGGTTCGCAAGCCCGACAACCCGAATGTGGTCCAAATGCACGCGAAAATCTACATGGGCGTAGATTTCGCCAATGTGGATAAAGAGTTCCTCTTCGTTGGTGCCCGCACCATCAAGAGCAGCACCGTCTATATGACCAGCGACACGGCCAAGGTCGCGTTTGCTGACACCACCCTGAGCCAGACCAAGACCGCCAAGGTTAAGCTCTTCGGCTTCAACCTGACCGAGGCTACCAGCCTGACCCTTGAAGGCACCAACGCCAGCGAGTTCAGCCTGAGCGATGGCACCAACACCATCAGCAGCGTGAGCGCCTCTGATGCCAACGGCTCGACCGGCTACGAGGTGACCATCACCTTCGCACCTCTGACCACCGCCGGCGCCCGCACCGCCGCCCTGCGTATCACCAACGCCACCGACAATGTGAGCATCGTTATCCCGATTACTGGTAAAGGTGTTTCCGGCTAAACGATAGGAGATTGAGCAATGAAAAGAGAAATCAAATTGAGAAATCTCCGCTTCCTTACTGACCTGTCGGATATCGGTTTCCCCATCGGTTCCGTGAACCCTTCCGGTATCAAGGATACGGTGTATGCTATTCCGAAGCAGTTTATCACGAAGTGGCCTACCATCGTAGATGATTTTGAAACGGCTGTGTCCATTAAGAAATACACTACACTGGAGGGTAACTTCCAACTGAAAGCTGGTAAAACTTGGATTCGTATCTACACCACGCAAGGCAAGGGTAAGATCAGCTTCGAAACGCAAGGCGAGACGGACTGCAAGATGGTTGTCAACAAGGCAACTTTGTCTTACCCGAAGATTACGGATGAGGCCCGCGCATTGGCCAAGTTCGCCATCAACGGTGATCTGGTTTACTGCGTGAAGCATGACGGTAAGTATTACATTATCGGCAACGAAGACTATCGTGCTGAATCCACTCCGACCGGTGATTCCGGCGATGCTCCTGGCAGCAGCAAGGGTATGCCGTTTGAAATCTCAAGCCCTGATGTTACTCCATTGCCTCGCTATGAGGGAACGCTTGTTTTGAGTGACGGCACGCTGGATTGCTCCGATGGTTCGTTCACGCCCGGTGATTCTGCCAACCTGACCGTTACCTATGACGGCAACGGCAACACGGGCGGCACCGTTCCCACCGACTCCAACAGCCCCTACAGCAGTGGGGACACTGTGACCGTAATTGGCAACACAGGCTCGTTGGAGAAGACGGGTAAGACCTTCTCCGGATGGAACACGAAGGCCGACGGCTCTGGTACCACCTATACCGCAGCCCAAACCTTCACCATCAGCGCGAACACAACGCTCTACGCCAAATGGACTGACTAAATCTTTCCCTTATGAATGCAGAGCATTTTCGATCAATGGACGGCTATACCTTCGATGAGGGTATAGCCTTCCTTGTTTTGGTGAAAGCACCAATGGGAGTGGTTAAATACCTGAAAACCACACGTAATCGTAGCAATCTCCATAGCGAGATACATAAACAACTTCGGATGCCTCGTGTATTGCGTATGCTGAAGGAAAAAGGCTGCTTTTATGGTGGAAATGAGGTTGTTACTTCGTCAGTTGTAGCCGACGAAACACAAACTTATCACAGTGGCGATACAGGTAATACAACCACTAAAGCTGTTGATGAATTTGGTATCGGTCTTATTAACCGCGCTTTGGAAAAAAACTACGGTGAGAAAGAAAATAGAGGAAATTCCTCTCAGATTTCTCCTGTTCAAAATCCACCGGAGAATGTACCCGAAACAGCAAAAACGGGTACAGATTCCCCTGATAGTGTACCAGAAAACGGCAAATCGGGTACAGATGAGTCCGATGACGAAACCGACCCTACCGAAATAGTCCTAACCAAGGAGGATGTTCGTACCCATGAGAACACCCGCCTTGAAGACATGCCCAACGACCTATGCCGCACACTTTGGCAGAAACGCCAAGATGTGTGGCGTGAGTTGCAGCAAGCCCACCTCAAAATGCGCTCCGTGCCGGAAGGCGAGGAACACAACGAGGAAAGGGCTTATTGGAGGGCTGAAGTGCTGCGTCTCGATGCCGAAAACGACAGCTACTGGAAACAGATTGATGCTGAAATTGAGCGATTTAACGAGGAACAGGAAAGGGCAGATAAAAGGGCGGATAAAGAGGATTCGACTGACTTCAATGTTTCGACCTACCGCGCTTATATCTGCAAGGCCATTCGCAAAAAGGAGCTCACGCCCGAACAATTTGCAGAAGTTCAACACCGTGTAGATGCGTTGCTGGCTGTCAATGAGGAAATGGAGCCGGAAACCATCGAGAAACTGAAATCCATAGGAATCACTGTTGGATGAACCGCTGACCATACCAGGTGTGCGCGTCAGCCGTGTCAATTCAATGCAGATCCTGCGGCAAATCGTGCAGATGACGGGTTCAGAAAGTGAACTCGTCATCTTTTCCTATTCAGTGACTGACGGCTGGCTACGGCAACTGCTGAAGCTACGGCAAGAATATCAGGTGCAGCACATCACCTTGGTACTCGATAGAGAGGTGATGATACGCCACCGAGAGAAACTGATGCAGATCCAGCGTGTGGCCGATGCCTGTTACCTCACCGACAGCCACGCCAAAGTGTACCTAAGCCGTGGCAATGAAAGAACAATCGCGCTGATAACCTCAGCCAATGCCACAAACAATTACAGAAACGAATGCTATTATGCCACAGACAGACCAGGAGAAATCGAACAAATCACCAGAGACATCCGAAGAATTCTTGAAGCTTCTAACCGAATCGCCCCTTGAAGTTCAAGTAGAGGAACTGGCCGCACTGCCTATGACCATCACCGAGATTGCGATGTTCACCGGTCAGGATGCCGACGAATTGCGGGCCATCATCAACACCCAGCCAATGCATTCCCTCGCCAAAGCCTACAACCGTGGCAAGATAAGAACCACGATAAAGACGCGCTTCGACAATCTCCACTATGCCCTTCATGGGAGCCCAGAGGCTATGCGCGATGTGAAAGAATATCTGTCTGACCAAATCATTGACGAAAATGCGTGACGAAAACCTTGACCTGATTGTGCACAACATGTTTCTGCCTGTTGAATCCCGAAAGGATTTGACGGAGAGCCAAGAGAAACTTTTGGAGGAAGTGACTGACTGCTATCACCTGCAGCTTCAAAAGCCGATGATCAGCAAAACGAAGTTGCGCGATTATCTAAGAGGAAAGTATGGCATTTCGTATGTCCAAGCGTACAAAATCATTCAATATGCTGCTGTTGCCCTTGGTGACATCAGACCTACACACAAAAATTGGGTGAGGCAACGCATTGAGTATATCAGCGAACAAGCATACGAAGCTATCGAGGCAAAGAACTACAAACGCTTCGAGGCCCTAAACAAACTGGCGGCCACCCTTGCCAAAGCCTTCAACACCAACCTTGACGAAGGCGAATTGATCAATGCCCAGAAGTATTTGGACAGCGAGCCGATAACTCTCACCATTGATCCGTCTGCACTGAACATCAAGGTGTCCGAAGCAAAGAGAAAGGAGATAGAAAAGATGCTTCGCAAATATGAGATTGAAGAGGCTGAAATCATTCCACCAGAGGAGGATAAAGAATGAATAAACGATATCTCCATCCCGGTCAACTTCGCTACATGCTTTGCAGTGCCAACAGCTCAGTAAATATCTGTGCGCGTCGATACGGAAAAGCCACAATGATTGCAATAAGGGTAAGGGAAAACGTGAAAGAAATGCCTGGCAGCCTTGGTGCATTTGTGGCCAGCAGCTTTCGTCAGGCTCACTCACGCACCTTGCCTTCATTGCTAATGGCGCTCGACACCACCTTTGGATGGAAAAGGGATGTACATTATGTAATTGGCCATCGCCCTGACCCGAGGCTGGGTTTTCGAGACCCTATCTTCCTGCCCAGCGACCTGAAGGATGTCATCTGGTTCGCCAACGGAACACTGATGATAATCATCAGCCAGGAGGTGGTGTTGTCGGCCAACTCCCTCACGCTAAACTGGATTGTCTGCGATGAAGCAAAAGGTTTGGACTATGATAAGCTATCCAACGAGATTTTCCCCGCAATGGGTGGCAGTTCCATCTATTTCAACGACCCTGCCAAATACCCTCATCTGTGGGGCTCGCACTTCTTCACCGATATGCCTTGCAACAAAGAAGGTCTTTGGCTAATCAACAAATATGAAAAGAAATGTGACCCGGAATTATACAAAACCATCATAGGCATGGAACTACGCCGCCGAAGACTGATGACGGAGCCACAAAACACCTACACAAAACAGCAAATCATCTACCTTACCCGTGCAGCCAATTTGCTTCGCTCAAAAGCACTCTACTATCAAGAACGCTCCATCTTCGACAACATTGATATAGTCGGTACCGATTATGTGAAGCGATGCGAACGCGACATGCCCGCCTTGGCGTTTCGCACATCCATTCTCTGCAAGCGTATCGATAAGGTGGAAGGTATGTTCTACGAGAGCTTCGACAAAAAACTGCACACTTATCACGCAACGGATAATAGCCGCCTTAATGACTACAAAGAGCAGAAGTACGACTGCCTCCTGGACCAAGACATCGAGCGCAACAAACCCATAGCCGTCAGCTTCGATTATGGAGCCTTGATTAACTGGCTCGTTGCTGCACAGGTGCAAGGTGGCAAGCACAAGACCTTGAAGAGTTTCTTCACAAAGCATCGCCAGCGTCTTCGTGAAGTGATCCAACTCTTCTGTGAGTATTACGAAGCCCATCCATGCAAGACGGTGTTTTACTACTACGACTCCACAGCCATGGCCACCGGTTATGTTGAGGTCGGTCATGCTGCCTACGATATTGTTCACGATGAATTTCGCAAGCATGGTTGGAGGGTAATAGATAAGTACTTAAGTAATCCCATGGGCCACGATAAAAAATACAAGATGATCAACGATGGTTTTGAAGGACGAAAAGACTTGGTGCCAGTGCTTAACGCCGACAACAACGAGGAATTGATTCAAGCCATGATGCTGACCGAAATAATAATTGGCTCCAAGGGCATACGAAAGGATAAATCAGGAGAGAAGACCATCGAGAGAGACACCAATCTTCCCTTGGAACTCCGTACCGATGGAACTGACGCTTGGGATACCAATTACATTGGTTGCCTCACCAAACCCTATGATGACGACTTCATCTATGGATGATGCTTTTTGCTTTTGCTTTGCGGCTTTCAGCCAGCCTTCGGCAGCCGCCGCAAAGATAGTCAGGGGGCATCGCGGCTCGTTCCCTCTGCCCACAAACCTCTTCTTCCCACCCAAATAGGAGCGGCCAAGGCCGCATCTTATTAACTCCCGAGCCGCGATGCCCCCATGACCAAAAGCAAAAAGCAAAGACCATTGCGAACGCCTATCTGTCCGGCTGCAATGGTCTAACCTACCGGCTGCAATAATGCAGTGCTTTAGGCACTGCCCGCCACGAAATTGCCTAACAGTCCGGCGCGTGGCGGAACCTACCGGCTGCTACACCTCTATTAATATAAATCCCACAAGGCACTCCCACACGGCGATTTACTTTTTACGGCAAAGCCGCTGATCTTTCTTTGCGGCAAGGCCGCTTCACTTTTTTTTTCACACGGCGGCAAAGCCGCCAGGCCAACCCCTTCCGTCGGCAATTTAAGCTACAGCTTCGCTGGATTTCTACTTAGTCAGTCACAAAGTGACTGACTAAGTAAATGCGGACAGTCTTAATTTTCCGGTAAATGACACAATAAGCAGGTTTGACCAGGTTTAATTTGACGGTTATTTGACTAAACACTCTCAAATTGAGAGTAAATCAATATAATTGGCTGATAATCAGGTATGGTTTTATTTGACTGATATGTGACTTAATTTGCCAGTTTTATTTGCGTAGGAAATCCAAGGCGAGCGTAAAAGGCTGAATTTCAATAAGTCTTTTTCTTCACGAATATGGCAGAATGATAGAAAGAATGATAGAATAAAATGATATGATAAGAATGATTGCGTCTCTCGCCTAAACTCGACCGCGCCATCCGCTCAGACATATTCGACTTGCAAGCGGCTGCGTCTCATACTCGCTTCTACCGCATGACGCACGCTCCAAGCACTGCAACCGTCTGGGTCCACACCGACTAAAGCACGGTGATGGACGCACACGGTTGCAGACCTTTCCGCTCTCAAAGCCCGTCAGCCTGTCCACAGAGTCGTTCCGACACAGTGGCCAGTCTGCCGCCGGTGTCGGGGACATGTCGGATTGTTACGCCGCCTATATTCCGCAGGCTCCATGTAGCCGTCGCCTCAACCGCCAAGACCCCGCCACCGTACGGCCGAAGCGGAAGAAATCCCCGACAGGGAGTCATCCTGACACCCTGCCGGGGATTTCTATTTCCCACCGCACGGCGACATCCCTCCGCTCCAGAACCGTTCCATCCCCACCGCACACGCAGTTGAAGTTCCCAAATGAAAGAGTCCTTTTTAACGGGCGTTGCTATGGCAATCGTCTGTGCCAGACCATTGCTTTCATGGCAATGCCCTAAAGGACACATTCAAGGGAATTTCGACTGCTCCAACCGCACATGGGCGTTTCCTCCACTACGGTCTCCCGCCAAGGCTCACGCTATTTGTTCACGCCTAATCGGCGGTTGTTAACGCTCCGCGAGGTTTTTCATAGGAGTTCACGGTTTCAGCACTTTCAATCGGTATTCCCTCCACGAAATCATTCCGTACCACTTTTCGCTGCAAAGATAGTTTCGGCGGTCTCTGCAAGTCAAGGCACAAGTCGAGCGGCTCCATGAAAAATCTCCACACCTGCGGGTAGTATTTTTCGAGCCGTCCTTGACTTGCCACCGCCTACTCTCTTTCAGCAGCAAAAGTTATACGGTGATTCCTGGGGGAATGAATTAAAAAAAATGCTGAAAGTGAACGAATTAAATATAAAAAAGTTACCGGCTCAAGCCCAAAAGAATAATGCGATGGAAAACACGATGAACACACACGAAAACGCCCTTTTGATGGTGGCGACTCAGGTCGAGGACTTCGACGACCTTTTGAAAGTACAGGCAGAAACAGGCCTCGAAATGGCAGAACTCGAAACAATGTACTACTCAATCATTTAAGACGATGGAAACGAGATATTTTGCAACTGGCAACTACCGCAAAGATGGCCGCTGTGAGACCGCCCACGCGATGAAAGAGGGCGCAAATTGGGCAATCTATAGAGCCGCCGCCGAGATGGTGCAGTACATCCCGACTAATGCCGTACTCGTTCCCATGCCTTCACACACGGGAAAGGCCACCTATACTTTAGAACTTTGCAAACGGATTGCACGAGAGACCGCCGCCGAAGTTTGCGACTATCTGAAAGGCACACCACGCGAAACCCTCTACAACCTAAAGAAGCAAGGCCGCCACATTTTGCCCGCAAAATTAGGCTTTTATCTTTCGCAGCCGTTGCCCAAAAATAAGCGCGTCATCATTATTGACAATGTTGTGGCCACGGGAACGACCGCAGCCGCCGCAGTCCGCGCAATTGGTGGCGGTGTGGTTTTCGCCTATGCAGCCGCGACCAATAGCCAAACAAGAAAAGACCTTATTAGACTTTATCCCAATATTAACTAATTAAAAGGCCGACACGCCGCCGCAGTTGCGTGCCCAATGTTATGTATTTACAACAACTTAACACCATCGAGAACGCCCAAACTTTTGATTTTGAGGCTGAAAAAAACATCGAATTGAACCTTGAAACGCTGAAGCGCACACACAAGGAAAACGACATTTACGGCAAACCGCTCAAAGGCTTTTATCATTATGAAGCGATTGAACGGATAGCGGAAGCCGCTGAAAATCGTGGCCTTATGCCAGTAGTTTCCGACCTATGGGCAGCCCAAAACGGCAGCAAGTCCCAGCCTGGTGTCGTATTGTTGCCACAAATTGAGGCCGTGACCATGCCCCACGCAGTAGAAGCACACATTTTGCGCCGTGTGTTCTGTACGCTTAACCTCATGAAATTTGATGATGGCGAGAAATGCACAAATATTGCCTTCACCTATCACCAAGACGGCGTACAAATCGCCATTGGTCAGCGCGTCACCATTTGCCGCAATCAGACCATTTTAGGAGCGGAACACACCGCAATAAGCAAGGGCAACGACCAAGGCAGTATTAATGACCTTTTCGCGACCGTGGAAAGATGGCTTGATAATGCCGCCACCATCACCGACACCGACCGCCAACGGATTGAGAGACTAAAGGCGCAACGCCTCGACCGACCGACCGCGTTAATGTATTTAGGTCTTCTTAACTGTATGAGGGTAGCCGCCGACAGTCGTACAAAGGCAATCCGCGACCGCGTGAAAGTCGCCCCCCTCAATCAATCGCAGTTGTCAATATTTGCCGAACATTTGACGGAGCGCTTAATGTTGTCGGACAGCCTTACGGCTTGGGAGTTCCTCAACCTTGCGACCGAGGTACACAAGCCAACGACCGCCGACATGCCGCGAATAATCCCGACCAATGCCGCCCTTTTTGATATGATGGCAGCGGTTGAGACGGAGACGCAACCCCTATTGAATTGCTGACCGACCAAGAGAGTGACGGCGACCCAATCGCCGCCGTCACTCTTTGCCCAAGGCGACCCACCGCAACGGCGACCCCGCCACGCATATAACGCAAACCGATGAGGCAATTGCCCCCGTTTCGGGAGGGCGGCGCGGGGTCTGACGACGCAAAACGCGCCGATTTTGCAAAAATCGGCGCGTTAGGTGATTGAGGGATAGTGATTTGAATACTTTCAATTGTAAACTCGAATAATACGAAAAAAATCGCCGCCTGCGGCGTCGCGACGGACTTGCAGACGGCGATTTTTTTGTCACTTAGGCTGGTTTTGGAGTGGATATTTTTGCACCAAACCAAAAACCATTTCCATGATTCACGAAAGCAAAATCTTTGAACTCGTGCAAACGCATCCAACGTTTTCGCTGAAGTATGTGGGCAAAAGCGGCGAACTGGTGATAGTGGACGAATGCCGCTGTACCTCGTTCCACAGCTCTGGCAAAACGATGAACATACTGATTCTGGCCTCTGGGCTTGTGCGCAAGGTGAACCGTAAGACCATAACTAACTTCAACGGACAGGAGGTATTTATATGAAGAAAGAGCAAAATACTGAAAATGAGGTTTTATGGGTTGGCGACCGCACCGCACTTTACAACGAGTGTCTCGTTGTTTTCAATAATGATTCGTTGACCTTGTTCGATGAACAGGACTTGGAACCGCTTCCGGTGCAGGGTTACAGTGTCGCTCCTTGGGGCGTAGATAACGACCTCCCTCAACAGGTGATGGCCAAGATTGACGCCGCCGAAATTGTAGGAACAAATGCCAACTTCAACTGGAATGTTACTTACGGCCAGGGGCCGAAGCTCGTTGAAGTGGTGCGCGACCCTGACACCAACCGCGTGAAATCCTTCAAGGAGGTTATTGAAGGCGATGCTTACAACTGGTATATGCGCAACAATATCCCGCTGCTGCTGATGGAGATCATGACCGACCTCAGCTATTTCGGCAATGCCTTCCCCGTGCTGATTGCAGGAGAAAAGCAGCAGGTAGGTGGCCGTAAAGGCATTAAAAGCATTGTCCACCGTGAAGCGATGTTTAGCCGGTGGGGATTGGATAACAAAAGACTCATTAAGAGCCATTTGTATTCTGCAAAATGGGATGAGAACCCCAAGAAAGAAGAAATTCAGGAATCGTACTGCATTGACGAATTTAACGCTGAGGAAGACATTAGTAGAAAGCTGCTGGCGGGTCGTGTCACTCGTATGTGCTTCCCCATTTACATCCCAAGTCCGGGAAGGCCTTATTACTCGTACCCGACTTGGTGGAGCATCTTCCGCAGTGGATGGTACGACCAACTGACCAGCATTCCGAGCCTCAAAAAGGCCATATTGAAACACAATTTGGGCGTGAGGCACATCATCTACATTGCCGATGAATACTTCGAAGAAAAAGAGGAACTGCTGAAGATTGGCAAGGATGACCACAAGTCGCGCAAGGAGTTGTACGAAGAAGTTGTGAAGCAACTTTGCGAACAAGTGACAGGAGAGGAGAATGCCGGAAAGGCCGTTGTGTCGAAGATGAAGATGATGCCGAGCAATAGCGGCGGTGCGAGCTTTGAAAAGATGATGACGGTTGACACCATCAAGAATGACATATCGGGTGGCGAGTACTTAACCGATTACGAAACGGGAGCCAACATCATCTCCTACGCTATGGGCGTTCACCCTTCGTTAATCGGTGCCGTTCCTGGCAAGAACTCCAACAGCCTTTCGGGAAGCAATATCCGCGAAATCTTTATCATGAAACAGAGCCTCAGCAAGCCAACGGCATACCTGGCCCTGCAATGGTGGCCCATCGTGCGCAAGATTAACGGCTGGAACAGCAATCTTGAAATTGTGATCCAAGACAGCCTGTTTACCACGCTTGATAACTCAAAGTCTGGAGAAATCAAAACCGCAAACAATATCACACAATGATACTCAGCAACATAACCCAAGCACAACAGTTTCTTCCGTCACTGAACTTGACGCTTGAAAACAACCGCTTCAACGATTTCTTTCGCCGTGCACAAGAATGGCTTGTGAGCCACATTATCGGCGATGACATTGAAGGTATATTGGAGATTGACATAAGTGTAGGTGTGCAAGATAATCATGCCGACCTGCGCATTATGTGCCAGCGCGTTATCGCTGAAATAGGCTTGCTTGCTGCCATTCCAGAAATGGATATGCAATTGACAGAAGCAGGTTTCGCCGTTCAAGACAACGACGATATGAGCCCTGCATCTGCCCAAAGGGTTGACCGCCTGTTGGCGAAGCTGCCGGAAAGGATTGCCAACGACATTGACGCGCTTGTGCGTTTCTTGCTGAAAAACAGCAACGGCACAGAGAATGACCACAAGCCTTACGACAATTGGCGTGGCACCGACCAATTCAAATACCTGACCGCCGTGTTTATGCCCTTGTTCGAGGAATACAAGGCATATTGCCACGGCTTGCCGCGTAAGGATGAAGCGCCAATGACCTACGACGACTTCTATTCCATCATCCCCTTGATGTCGAGAGTGCTGCGCGAAGAGGCCGACTACCATGTGAGCAAAGCCGAGATTGACAGACTTTTGGAGCTATACCGCGACAACAGCCTGCTTGAAATCCACCGTAAAGCCATCGTCTGCCTGAAGGATTGCGCCGTGGCCGCATTGCGCTATGACACCAAACGCGCCCGCGATGCTGCCTTGCAAGCCCGTGAAGTGATGCTTTCGGACCCCAACAGTTTCCCGGCTTTCAAAGCCTCGGATGCCTTTAACAAGCCTACTGTCAACCTTGACGGAGGCAAACTGGTGAACATGTTATGACGATTGACCTGCACACCCCTACTTGCTGGAAGGAGTTGACCACGGAGCAATTGCGCGAGGTGGTGGAACTGGCCTTGATGGGCTTGCACCGCGAGGAATATCTGCTGGTGCTGTTTTGCAAGTTCGCCAATGTCAAGATGGTCACCGGCACGGCTGATGAAGACGAAAAGAAGGTGGTGCATACCCGCTTCACGGATACCGATGGCCACGAGTTTGAACTTGAAGACTGGCAAGTGTCCGATTTCTGCGGACGGTTGGCTTTCGTTCTCGATGAACAAATGCCTATGGATGTGGCGTGGCCTTGGAAGTGGAACCGCTACCTGTATGCCACCTCTTTCGGTGACTGGTTCAAAGCTGACGCGCAAATGCTTGGTTACGCCTTGGAAGGTGACCAGGAGCGGCTGAAGGGTGCCATGAAATACCTTGGCGACCCTCACGACACACTGGAACCAAGCGACATCACGCTTATGCTGCGCTGGTACGAGTGTTTCAAGGATTGGCTTCGGGAACGATATCCGCTTGTGTTCCAAAAAGCGGAACAAGGATCGGAAGAAGGTCCCGCTTCGCCGGTTGAAACAAGGCAGAACATTATGCTGATGCTCAATGACAATCGCCCACAAGACAACGAACTGATTGAAAAAAGCAATGTGCATGATGTGTTGGCGGCATTGCAGCACAAAATCGAGTATGCCAAACAGATTGAGGAACAAATGAGTAATATCAAGCACTGATGAAAAGGACTTATATTAAAAAGGTAATCGCAGACCTCTTCAAGACGATGGATGAGAAGGGGTACAAGAAAAGCGAAATCATGGAACTATCATTGAAGACCTGCATCGACAAAGAGGCCACGCTATTTGTCAGGGTTGATGCAGTCATCAATGAAGAAGGCGAGAAAAGAAAGAGTTTCAAGGTGAGGATGGACTGTGACTTATGAGCAACCATTGCATTGATGTGAAGTGCCCAGTATGCGGCAACGAGTATGATGCACGACTGCATTATTACCGTTGCCCCGTGTGCGGCTTCAACCGCGAAAAACTGTCACTCCATCGTCAGCGGCAATTGCCATCTTTGCAGCCTAATCTCGAACAACTAAAAAGTAAAAAAATGAATTTTGGACAAGCAATTGAAGCCGTAAAGAATGGCAAACTCGCAGCTCGTGAGGGCTGGAACGGTAAAGGGATGTTTATTTTCATGCGTCCTCAATGTGAACTTGATGCTGACACTGTTGTCAACAAAGTGCAGTCTCTTCCCGAGTCGGTTAAGAAATGGGTAGCGGAGAATTATGGTGATTCTCCTTCCGACAAAATCAAGTTCAGCGAATACCTCTGCATGAAAGCCGCTGATGGTACCATCGTAAACGGATGGTTGGCCTCGCAAACCGACATGCTTAGTGAAGACTGGACCATTCTTGAATAACTTCTTGAAACAAACACTAAAACCTAAAACAATGAAAAGGATCTTTCTCTTTTTCGCGTTGGCTCTCCTGGCCGTGTCTGTCAGCGCACAACAGAACCGCTACTATTACGATAGCAGCAAGAAGTACGGCTTTTTCTCCAATTGGACGCTTGGCGTTGCCGGGCAATACTCCAACCAGCACGGCGTGTCGAATGTCGGCATCAGTGCCTTGGCCACAAAGCGCGTGGGCGACTACTGGCGTTTGCGCTATGAGGCTGGCATCAACGGCCTTCAGGTCAAAGATGGCTTCGACCGCTACGGCACAGCTCTTACAGGTGTATGCTTCGACTTTGTTCCGTGGGCGTATATCTATGCCGATGGCGGTGCCGTGGTGAATCCGACCGCCAAAGGTTGGCTTGGTCTTGGATTGGCCGCCGATGCAGGTTTGGGCCTCAATGTGAACTTCGGCAAATACTCTTTACTCTATGCCGAATTGGGTGCCGACCGCGTACAGAATAACACCAAATGGGAGAGTACCCTGCAATGCCGAATCGGTTATTCGGCAAGGTTGGGTATTACCGAGCGCGACCGTGTGGACATCGACATCACGCGCCACAACGCCGAGCAGCTGGGCACGCTTAAAGAGGAAAACGCCTTGCTAAAAACCGACAAGAAACGACTACAGGAGGCCAACGACACACTGATGGCCATCCAAAACAGGTCGTTGGAACTGCTGGCAAGGCTCGAGAAACGGCTGGACGACTGCAACGCTCAGGTGGCTAAGGCCGCCAGTGCGCCGCAAGTGGCCAGCCCCATATTTCAGATCTTTTTCGACTACGCCAGTTCCGAAATCTCGCCTATCGAGTCGGCGAAGGTGGCACAGTTGGCCGAATATATCAACACCAACCAAGGCAGCTACCGCATCGAGGGCTACAGCAGCCCCGATGGTGATCCGTACCGAAACGAGGTGTTGAGTGGTGACCGCGCCCGAGCGGTGTATTGGCTATTGATCTCGTATGGCGTGGATGAAGACCGCATCATTCCGATGCAAGGCGGTATCTCCACGCAATACGGCGAAGACTCACCGCTTAACCGTATGGTGGTGGTCAGTGCCAACAAGTATTAAGTTCTTTGAAAAGGTTGTTTCATTATCATAGATTTTTGAGTTAGACCGCCGCCCATGGCCATCCATGTTGTTGTTGTTGTTGGATGGTACAGGCGGCAATTACACGCTCCAAGGCTTGCGGGTGCCGTCGTTGCCTTTGTCGTAACGGATTGCACCGCCGTAGGACGCAAGCATACTTTGGAGCGAACAACAGTGCCCCGACGCTTAAAGGCCCTTGTTTCTAGTCGGCAAGGAAAGCCGCTTTTGCAGAAGCAGCGCACCATGGGGCACGCTCATACGCCCGCCAAAGCCTCTTATATATGCATAGTGTCGGAGGTAAAGCGGGCGTGACACTGCGGGGTAGAGCAGCGGCCAGCTCGCTGGGCCCATAACCCGGAGGTCGGCGGTTCGAATCCGTCCCCCGCTACAAGGAGAGCGTTTAGATGTCCCAGCAAACTCCTAATTAAACAGGCAACATCAAGTGAGTGAGAGCCTCACCAACGGGGTTGTCGCCCAGAGGCAGGGCGTGGTGCGTAATGGGTTGCTGACAATAGCGCACCGTAATAGTCAGCATGAGAGACGCGGGTTCGAATCCCGCTTTCCCCGCCGTTCCTTCACCGGCAGGGATGCCGTGTGTCGCACAGTAACAACATCATTATTCACCAATCGAAGCCGGCTGAAAAGGACAGCCGTCGGGTTAAAGCCCCGCGATTTTCTTTTATTGCGTCTGATGAAGTGTAACATGGCGTTGTCTTCTGATTTATCCACACCCGCAGCTACGGACAACGGGCGACGGCAACGCCGCCCTGGTCCCTCACCAATCAACAATTCCAACTATGAGGAAAAGAGTCTTATTGAGATTGATATGGCCAGCGTTGCTCTGTGCCGTGTTCGCTATCCTGAAATGGTGCAAGGTCATCACCTGGTCTTGGTGGTGGGTGTT